CTTTTGATCCTTCTATATAATACCACTTGTGCATGTATTGCACACAAATATGGTCCATTGGTCAAGCGGTTAAGACGCCGCCCTCTCACGGCGGAAACAGGGGTTCGATTCCCCTATGGACTATTTACGATTTTACGTATTTTCCACGGTTTTACGTGGTATACAAAGACGTTTTACACCGTTTTAAACCAGTATAAATTGTTTCATAATGGGATTTTAATGGGATGATATTCTTGATGCTGTAATGATTATGTAAAAAAGGTGCATTTTTGTGAGTTTATAAAAATTTTATAATTTCGCAAAAGAGTATCTTTTTTTTATGCATAAAATTCCCAACTTGGGCATATAATTGAGAAATAGTGGAAAAACACATGAAAGGGGATTACCATGCCAAGAGGTCAAAGAAGAAGTAAGAAAGAAAAATTAATAGACAAGCTTAATGAAGTTAGAGAATCCATTAAGCAATATGAGTCTGCAGTCATGACATTAAGAGAAAATGAATCAGAGATCATAGACGAACTTGAAAGAGAAGAATTAAATGAATTATTAGAAACTATGAGAAAAATGAATTTAACCACAGAAGATATTGTTAATTTGATTGAAGAAAAATATTCTGAGGATTCAGAACAAACAGCGTAAAAAATAGGGACAAGTTTCATATTCGAACTTGTCCCTATTTCTAAAAACGGTATGTGCAAAAATGGCTCTTTTTTTAAATGCATACTAATTATATAATCCATGGCTGGTTTCCAACGGCATCATTAACCAGTATCCATTTGGATAGTCATTAACTTTCGAATTAACGAATTCATGAACCTCCATAAAAGAGCCACAGTTTTCGTCCTCAAACAATCTGACACCGAATGGATTTGTAATATCAATGCAGATTACTTTATAAGGGGTTTTGTCATCGTGTTGCAAGGAGTGGTATAACTCTGGGAAAATATCTCCCATTTCTTTTTCACTTCCAGTTCTCATCATAAGTTCATCCTCCATTATGGTTTAAAAATATCCCAAACATCTACATCTAGAGCTTTGGATAGCTTATAAGCAGTATCAATACTAGGATTTGTTATTTCTTTATTTTCAAGTTTTGAAATTAATGATCTGCTTACGCCGGATTTGATAGCCAACATTTCCTGTGACCAAGACCTTATCCAACGCAATTGCTGTAGATTATTTGTCATTACGCACACCTCTTTTTCTTAGCATGTGCAATTTTCATGTGAATGAAACATTTATTTCATCTACAGGTATAATATCATATTAATTTGGTATTATGAGAAACACTTTCTCGAAAATGGTATTGAAATTAAGGATGAAATTTGATACAATATATAATTAAAAGATATTAGCGAGAATTGGTGACGACTTTTTCTTAACTTTGAGGTGAGAATAATTGGCGAATGGAAAACTGCGTGTAGCAATCTATATTCGTGTGAGCACACTGGATCAGGCTAGGGAAGGGTATTCCTTAGCAGCGCAAGAGAAAACGTTGCGAGACTACTGCAAGGCGTATCATTATGAAATATATGATCTGTATGCCGACGAAGGATATTCGGGAAAGGATATCAAGCATCGTGACGGAATGCTGCGCCTTTTAGCAGACGCACAGGAACGAAAATTTGATATTATTCTCGTCTGGAAGCTTACTCGGTTCTCACGCCGATTATCAGATCTTACGAAAACATGTGAAGATCTGGAGGCAAACGGGATCTATCTTGTAAGCTACACGGAAGCATTTGATAGCAAGACACCGGCTGGAAGGATGCTCCGTGGGGTATTAGGTACGGTTGCTCAATTCGAAAGAGAAGTGATTTCTGAAAACGTCTCTCTCGGTATGGCAGAGAGGGCACGGCAAGGGAAGCCCACCTGCTCGTCCGTTCTGGGATATGATAAATCTGACAAAGACACTTATATTATAAATGAACTCGAAGCTGAGTATGTAAGGTTCACATTTGATACTTATTTGCTCACCAGAAATCTTATAAAAACCGCCGAACTAGCACGGGAACATGGTTATAAGGGAAAACGTGGCAAACCACCAACCCCTTATAGTGTGAATGTTATTTTAACAAGGCCGTTATATGTCGGTTATAATACTTTTAAGGGTTCAATTTACAAAGGGAATCATCCATTAATTATAAGTATTGATAAATACAACAGCGTACAGAAGATCCTTAAAAAACAGGGCAAGTATACAGGACGTGACCGCAAAACACAAATTTTATTACTGCCATAGCGCTTGACGAATGCTATGGATTAATGTTATTATATTATTGTGAATTCACCAATCCACGCCAAAGTTGTGTTCCCCGCATTCGCGGGGGTGATCCTCGTTAGCAAGAGATCCAAGCCAGTTTTAACTGGGTGTTCCCCGCATTTGCGGGGGTCGGCGTGGATTGTGTGAATTATTCGTTGCAATCAAAAAGAACACGGCTAGAAGTGCTTGTGTTCTTTTTTGATTTATCTAAATTAACTCTTAGGCTTATATTCCGGGCTGTTCAAAAAGCCCTCAAGTACCTCCACTCTGGACATACCGGAACTTAGCTGGTTGAGCCAGTGTTGTTTACCTACCGCATCTGGTTCTCTATGTAACAGATAAGTATACAATTCTCTCACGTAGCGTTCTCTTCCTTCCTGACTATCAATAACCGCATGCACTACACTCTCCCAAGAACCGCCCCCTGCGAGCAGGGCAGACCATGAAGCAAGTCCGCTTGCATCCGGTAAGCGCCCCAGCTGGGTTGCATATAGTTCGGCGATCTTGTCCGTCCACTCATTGTGATCGGAAGCATCTGCGGGTACAGCACGTCGTACACAGATCAGCCCCCGATTGCCAATTGGAGCCGCTACTGTATCGGACTGACGTGTGCGACAATAGTCCATAAGAGACTTACGTGTGGGCCCGATACCAGACCCGTGCCCACTAATCTGCCCGTTACCAACGTACATTTCAACATGCCCTACATAACCGGTTGATTTGCGACTTGCATCTCGTCCCCTAAAATATAGAACATCTCCTGGTAGCAACTTCGATTCGTCAGGGATACCATTTTTTATGCCAGCTTCGATTGTGGTCAACTTACTGGACTGGATCTGTGCTTCTGTATTGCTACCGATGCTGATACCAAGAATCTCTTTGTGCGCCCATTGTGTAAGGGAAGAGCAATCACTATATCCAGTGGCTACTTGATCGCGTTTATCTCCCTGTGTATAAGTATTTTTACCTTCTCTGCTAATCAGTTTTTTTACTATTGCTTGTCTTTTTTCTGTTGCCGTCATGCTTTACTCCTCCCCCTCGTTTAATTCTGGCAATCCGTGAAGAGATGTCAGCAAGGATAAGCCCCCTGCCAAGATCGACGCGGACAATACCATAACCCAATTTACGTCCGACAATACTACCGATGTCCCAATTGTTGCAATTGCGGTTTGAGCCATTGTTTTGATCATTCTTGTGCCTGCCGCCTTCCACCAAAGCTTTGAAAACAAATTATTCATTATATATACCTCCATTTTAATCCTTTATGTGTTTTATAGCCATATTTCCCAAGACAACAGTTTGAAATATGTCTATGGTTAAAACCTGACCTTCCGGCCTCAGCTGCTGATTCAAAGTATAGAGTCTCGCCATCACTTTCGCCGATTACGGGTCTTTTGCGTGACTCTTGTGCCCTTCTTAGGTTCTCTGGCTGATGATGCATTCTCCCTTGTTTCGTGGCGTGTTGCATATTTCCGGTATATGTAGTCCACTCCAAGTTATCAGCCCTGTTATTGCTCCTGTCATTGTCTACGTGATTGACGATATCACATCCGTCTTGCTTTTCCAGAAATGTTTTAGCAACTAGGCGGTGGATACTTTCCCATTTGGCAATCCCACCCCTGCTTAAATGGACACAGAAATATCCGTTAGGTCTGGCGTGTGGCTTTAAAACCTTGCCGTTCCACTTATGCCCACGCGAATCAATCCTTGGAAGACTGCGAACGTTTCCTATGTTGCTAATTTGATAAATATCTTCATACCCCTCTATGCTCTTCCAGACTTCTTTCATCTCCCATACTCACAAGTCTTGATTGATCTGACCCCTGCTGCTTCCCACCATTTTAATGACTTTAAATTTTCCATTTTAATTCTCCTTTTCTTTTATTCAAAATAAAATAACCCCCTCAACATTGAGAGAGTTATAATTATTGTTGGCTTGATTTTTAGTAACTGAAAATCCTATTAATCTACAGTGCCCTTTTCAGATTGTTCTAATATGGATTCGTATTTTTCTTTTGTAATTTCTTCCCAATCATCAGGGGAAGCTTCACTTCCCAAATATATTAGCTGTGATGGTGATTCACCATTATATAGATATATGTCTGGATTTGTTGATATCAATATTCTTTGTCCATTTCCCAATGTGTACATTTGTTTATACATTTATTTTTCTCCTATGCCAGTGTAATATTTTTGGCTGTGGCTTCAGCAATTATTTCTTCCGATAATTTAGCCAAATTAGTAGGGCCTATCGTCAAAGTAGGCGAAGTCTTTCCCGTCATATTCGCATAATTGTGTATTATATTTTCCGATGATGTTATTGACAAATTGATACAGTTCGTCACGTCAAAGGGTAATGAAATTGAGAATCCTGCCTGAACCGTTACGCTTGTGAGTGAATAACAATTTTGGAATATACTGGATCCAATGCTAGTTATTCCACTAGGTAATGATATACTCGTAAGTGAAGAACAGCCAGAAAATACTATATTTCCAATACTAGTTAGCTTATCAGGTAACGTTATACTTATAAGTGAAGAACAATTTTGAAATGCACTAGATCCAATGCTAGTTATTCCATTAGGTAATAAGATATTCGCAAGTGAAGAACAACCGTAGAATGTACTAGCTCCAATGTTAGTTATTCCGCTAGGTAATGAGATATTCATAAGGGAAGAACAACCAGAGAATGCACTAGCATTAATGCTAGTTATCCCATTGGGAAATACTATATTCGTAAGTGAATAACAATTTTGGAATGCACTAGTTCCAATGCTAGTTATCCCATTAGGCAATACTATATTCGTAAGTGAATAACAATTTAGGAATGCAGTAGTCGCAATGCTAGTTATCCCATTAGGCAATACTATGTTTTTGATGGAATAGCAATTTTGGAATGCATTAGTTATTATAGTGCCTGTGTTAAAAGTAGTACTTTCTGTTGTATGTATGGCTTGGATTAGTTTATTACTATATGCTGATGAGGATGAACCAGAGAATACTATGCTTGTCAAATTACAATCACCTAAATAAACATAAATACTGTCTATACCATCATACAAAAACGCTCTATGACTTATAGACACATTCTTATCGCTGCTTTTGCATACTACAACTGCACGGGTCATATATCCATCTGCACACGGTTTGTCTTTAGTTCTATCCCATGTATGGGTGACAACTGATGTAGTGTCGTAATATGTACCGTCCGATAAATAAAATTGATAACCAGAAGGAAGCGTAATCGTATGATTGCTATCGGTTACAACAAACCCGTATCGTACATTTTCCAGAGGATCATCAAGCCACGGTACAATACCTGTATTTACATAGGATTTAATATCCTCCCAGTCTGGATGCGGTTGCCATTCAACAACCTCCTTACTTGTATCTTTACCAGTATAATTTTTGTATTCACTCGTTGGTGTTCCATCAGGTATATTTGCGGCTTCTTTTATACTATTAAAATCATTTATTGCTTGTGTGATATTTTCCGATAATGTCGCCATCAATTTTTCCCCGTCAATCTTGCTGATAATGCTTCATTGAGGGTTCCTATGGTATTTTGTAATACTGTTATAGATGCTTCATTTTTATCAATGCGCCCTACATCTTTTGAATCAAATGATTCTCCTTTGGGGCCTTGTAATCCAGTTTCTCCCCGTTCGCCTTGATCTCCTTGATCGCCTTTTAAAATCCCTGCATCTATATCCTCTCGAATATCCTGAACGAGTTTCTCTGTATCCGACATAATAGTAAGTATTTGGTCGTAAACATCGGGGGAGGGTTCGGAAGCAGAGTCCGCACCCTTTACTCCCTGCAAAATACTATCCCATACTTTGCCATATACGGTTGGCCGCACAAGTGCGCCTGTGGCATCCGTACCATACACGCCGACCTTTAATGCTTTTCCAGCGTTTTCATGCCCTAATACTTCCCAAGGAACGTCACAAATACCAGTATTACTTAGTTGCACTTCTTTGCATATTGCCCCCGCTTCAAAAACGGCTTTTCTGGATAACCCGTCCCATGTCGAATCAAATTCGAATAAAGCTTTATATATACCAATAGACCCTGATACTATCGCTTCTCTCTTCGTTACCTTTAGCGCTGATTCGTTAATCTCGATTTTTATCATAGGGCAACCTCCTTTTTACGAGAGCAGCAAAATAGCACCTACGATACTGCCGATAACGGCAGTCGAAAGTGCTGTAATAATTGCTGTTTTGATTTGCGATAACCGCGCTATAGGCTCTTTTTCTAAAGCTTCCAATCTACGCCCTTGTTCTTTTTGCTCTTCTATCATGTGTTGCATGCCAAGAGCTAATTCCTTCACAGAGATAACAAGATCGTGTATGACCCCCTGTTCTCTTTCTACCCGATCAAGCCGATGTTTAGCCGATCCGATTTCCTTGCTATGCTCTGCTAGTTTTACTGCAATTTCTTCGTTTGTCATAAGTCCACCCTCGTTTCTGTTTTTCTGCACAAAAATAAGACCATAATGGTCTCGCTCGAATTTTCATATCTCCCCCTTGTTCTGCAAACGCTAAATTACGACTCCACCATAAACTCAATTGCGTCCCACTCCGAACTTGTAAATGACAGATCCTCAATTAATTCATATGGGATTGTATTGATTTCAATTTCAGATTTTTGTGAATGCAATTCTAGCATCCTCCCTTGGAATTCCTGCACAAACTCGGGTTTTACCATTCTTTGGGATTTTCCATCTTCGGATTCAACCAGTTTAGATTTATCATCTCCAGAATATTCGTTAAGGATTTCTTTTTCGCAATCAGTATAAACATTCATTAGATTGCTTAATGTGTTTTTATTTAACTTTAAATTCCAGAGTAGGTTGCAAGGAAACTTAATATCACTTTTCCCTAATTCTGAAATGCTTTTGGTGATGTGCATCAATTCAGCGTTTGTAATCTCTTTTCTCATATTTTACTCTCCTTGAAATTAAATTATTTTTTATATTTATTGAACTTTGATACTACGAATTCCATAAAGTCATTGGGGTCAATATTTTGGGATTTTAGGAAATTTTCGACGCTCCGTAAAATTTCTGTTTCTTTATGAAGTTTCTGGACAGTTGTAATAATAGGAGATATAAATTCCTCATATCGTAATCCATAGCCATATACTGTATTACCTTTCTCATCCAATACTTCATTCCCATCTTCATCACATTTTGCGAATTTAATAAATCCTGCGAAGTCCTTACTGTCAATCCCCATTGATTCCATCAAAACTTCGACATCCTGTGCGATCATACCATTATGTCTACGGTCAGATGTGCCGCTATTTAGTTTATATGAAACCGTGTTTAAACCCATTATGAATTTTTCCCAAAGATCTGTATCTAAGGCCTCGATGGAATTTTTTTCATTGCGGTCGGATGTGTTGATAGTAGCTGTCGTCGCGAACAATTGGCTCCAGCGGTAACTGCCTGTCCCAAGAGCAAGGTTGTTATTAGTTGCAGGGGAAAATGCCCACATACTGTTTCTGACCCCTAAAAATGCTTCATAAGCAGACTCTCCTGATGCGGCAAAGTATAGTGCCTGATTCGTATTTGTGCTGATATGCGCCGTGCCGCCAAATGATAGCCATACATTATAGGGCAGGTTGAGATTCCCTGTCATCGTGCCACCAGTAAGGGGGAGACAACCGTTTACTGTACATACGCCCGTGGAAAGATTAGCCGTTAATGGCCTGAATGAATTAAAACTTCCATATTGATTCCCCGAATTAGTAAGCATCAAAAAGAATGCAGTTCCGTCATTCCTCCAAAAGGCGCCATAGTTTCCATTCACAAGACGATATGAATTAGCGGTCTTTGACATAATTCCATCTGCACCAAATTCTGCCACTTTTGTTCCGTACTGAGCATCATTAAAGATTAGTCCGGAAGGATTTAATATCGCTTGATCAAAACCAATTGGACTCTTAAAGCATAACCTATCGGTGTGGAGTTCAGATAAAGTAACTCCACTTGTGTTTCTAAGGTATATTCCAAAGGAACCAAAAGAAGCCAAAGAAGTACCAGCAAAATCCACAAAATACAACCCAGAGGATTGGAGCTTTACCTTAAATCCCTCCACGTCATCCCACAAGCAGTTTTCCATAGGTGTAAAATGGTGATGGAAAGGGATGCAATTTAAGAGTATTATGTCATCGGCTTTATCATCAGTATCAATAAGGATTCTACCACCTTTTAAAGTAAAATTAGTAGCCGTGACTGCTCCAGTGATTGTGCCACCTATAATGCTTGAGGCATTTAGATTGATAACTGACACGTTAGCGGCATCTAGTGTCCCAGCTGTAATTTTGCTTGCATCTATACTATCTATTTTTGCGCTTGTTATAGCGGCATCCTTAATATTTGCAGTTGTGATCACGGCATCGTCAATTATGGTCTGTCCGGTAATGTGTACCTTTTCACCCGCGATAAGGACTCCCTCGGTACTGAGATTAATCTGACTAATTATGTCATTCTTCCCTACCCTGAGATCGATATCCCCTGCCAGTTGTGTGATCTGGGATTGAGTTGCCATGTCTTCCGGGGCGGGAGACCAGTCACTGGGCCTGCTGGCTCTTTCGAGCTTCGCACCACCAAAGGTCAGCGTCACCGTTGATGGAATATTATCGAGCCGAAATCCTAGCTTGCTAGCAGTCGAATCTATCCACGTCCACGGACTCACGGCTTCCGCATTAATCTGCCCTGTTATTACGCATCTACCTGACGTGGTTTCTTGTGTTATTTTGACTGTAGTATTAGGTGTGCCAGAAGGCCACCCAACCACTGTGATATTTTTTAGCCCATTTCGTGGATCGTAAGGGGTACCATAAAACTGCGGATAAAAAGAGCCACTGAACCCACTACCTTTTGCCTCCCAGTCTATGGCTATAGTGACCCAGTCCCCATCTTGCCAACCCATATCCATTAACCTTCCAGTTGATAACGCGTAGGGGTAAAATCCTTGATTTGCCGCATTGGTTCCAGTAACGCTTTGTTCGCCAGAAGTGTCTAGCAGATAATTCCTGCCACCAATGGACAGGCTGTCCAGATTTGTTTGCACTTGACTTACCGTGGTGATTATACCATTTGCCGTCTCTTGTACTTTATATATATTGGCATACAGAGAACTCCCAGATGTATCGGAGGCACTACCAATAATCGTTCCGATATCAGTGATTTCAGTTGTTATTCCATTGATATCTTTCTCAACAATTGTAACACGATCACGAATTCCCTTGCCGGTTGTGCCGTCATAATTGTCAATTATAGTAGTGATATCTGATTGCCATACTTTGTCAGTAATAGACTTTTCATTGGCGTCGACCTTCGAGGACACCCCAGATATTGTCTCCGTAACCGTTGTGATTTGGAACTGAATATCTTCAGGAGCGGGTTGCCAACTACTGGCTGTTGTAGCACACTCCACCATGAGATTTTCCCATGTAATTGAGCCGCCAGTAATGTAGTCGGTTCGGATAGATACATTGCAGAAGTCGTTAGTAAGGTGGTCGGCGGTTAACGAAAAAGAACGCTCTACGTGTATTGTTCCGCTTGTGCCAGACTCCGGTTTTATAAAATATCTTCCAGAATTCCAGTCACCGGTATTCGCTCCCCATTGTATCCAGCAGATGTTACGCGTGTCAGTCCACATTAACTCTGTGTAACTGACATCACAAGACATCGTGATTTTGTCTCCGTCCTTCCATGATTTGTCTATTAAAACCTTATACACATCAGTACAGTAATTTGTCGATCCACTAAAACCAGTTAGCGTTTTAGGAGTACCAGTCCCTAACGCATAGTTGCGTCCACCGATTACAATATTGTCTATATCAACAAGAACAACAACAATTTTGCTGTCAAGCGCCATAGTGGTTCCACCAGCAGCATACATGGTACACTTGACGGTGGTTACGTTGGAACTCGACGGGGTATATAAGACAGACGTTACATTTGAAGAAGAGGTTGACCTTGTCGTCCACGTAACACCACCATCGGTAGACTCCTGAACTATAAATCTTCCGGCATAAGAGGTTTTGGACTCACTGATTCCATCTCTATAGTATGAACTAAATGTTACCGTGGATGGAGACAATACACTGTCTGCTCCTTTTTTGATTACTAAAGTTTCAGCATCTAAAAAATATGTCCGAGCAGTTGCCCCCGTTGAACTGGCAGAATAGCTAATGGTTTTAGCAATTGTAGAAGAAACGCCTCCAATAGTGATGGTTAAATTAATAGTTCCAGAATCTAAAATCACCGCCGATGTAGATGTTGCAAAAGTCACAATACCAGCAGTAGATTGTGCAAGAGTTAATCCCGCAGGATTAGATGGGAGAGTAACCTTAAATTCCCCTGTTGTTGGCGTTCCAGTTGTTGCGGTAAGTTTAGAAATACCGTTATATACGGAAACCACGCAATTGTACGTAGTTGCGCTTAAAGGTTTTAAATCGGATGTTGTACCAATAGATTGAGAATCATTTGATAAAACGATTGTATATGCATCTAGACCATCATTCCCTTTTATTAAGCTGAATGTATAGTCAGAAGGATTCGTGCTTTCTATCTGATCGACTTTGTTGTATGCAACGCCCATATACTTCTGATCATTATAATCATTAGACAGGTTAGTCCCCCGATCGTCGTCCGCATACACAATCCAAGTAAAAAGAGAACCAGCTGATATGCCGGGTTCTCCGTCAGAAATGCGAACTATATTTATTTCCTGTTCATAAATCACTTAAAATCTCGACCTCCTCTCATAGTTTGTTTCTTCGTCAGTAGCATATGTTAAACATCCACCTGACATTTTATCCGACTTTTGGAAATGAATCCTGATAGCGGAATAGTAACGGATTGTGTCGTTCCGATAGTATCCCAAGTTGTATTATCATCGGATAGTTGCAAAAATTTATATGAATTTGGCGCTATCTCTTGTGTCCCCTTATAGACCTTACAAGTGATCACAGTTGAATTAACCCCCGAATCGATTTTGAATAACTGCCCTTCACTGGATGACAGCGTAATAGTAATTCCCGAAGATGCAGATATTTTATAAATGGTATATATATCATAAACTGTTCCAGCGCTATTTTGGCACTTGACCATAATCGATTTTTTGCCATCTAAACACGAACTTGGAATCGTAAAGGATAATTTATCAGAAGAAACAAAAGTGGTGTTTTTTACTCCGTCAATATACCACGAGTCAACGCTTGCATTATTCAAGCATTTTGCTGTAATTGTTATGGCAGTTGGGTCAACTACTCCATCTTGTTCGATAAACACCTGATTATCTGCATAAAGTTCGATAATGTCTGCCATCGAAGCTATTTCTTTTATTTTGGTTTCCGTGGAGGTTTTAAACTCATCATATTGCACCCCCCATAAACCATCTTCACCATTATAAACTTGCGTGATATCAACACCCCCAAATTTATTCGCCTCTATTGTCGGGAACCCTAATTTATTTTTCTCTATTGTTCCAGACTCGATCATATCATTTATGATTAAACCATCAGGAATAGCATTTTTGGTGATGCCGTTCTCGTCAAATAGGGTAGTGGTACCATTTTCTCCACGAATAATGAAATTAAAATTCCCCGAAGCGTCTTGTCCAATTTGGACACGAACCACCCCCTTACTGTCAAAAAACTGTTGAGTTCCATTCATAAAGGATATAGCAGGATCTCCGGTTTTTGTTGAAATAATATTTATAGTCTGACCACTCATAGTATGAGCATTTAAATCAGCTACGCTAATTCTTGATGCAATAAGGTTTTTAATAAAAGCATCAGTCATTTTTGTGTTATCTACTGTTAAATTAATAAACTGGGCATTCCCTGCACCGATAGTGCCGGATAGCAACGTCTCTATATTGCCAATGGTTGCATTTAATTCTTTAAAAACTCCCTTATCAGACACCAATAATGATGATTCAAGGTATTTAATGAATGCATTGTCTGCTTCTAACACGTCTATTTTGGCTAATTTGGCCTTTAATTCATCAAGAGATATATTACCATCAATTAGTCCTGAAAGTGAATCTAAGAGCCTCTGAGTGTCTTGTACGCTTAACCCGTTTGGGAAGATAGAATTACCGCCACCGAGATAACCTTGGATGACCGAAAGTGCTACGGATGCTGATATGGATTGAATTGTTGATGTGTTGTTTTGAGTAATTGAATTTTTACTAACTGATCCAGATTTATTTTCGAAGAAAAATCTATAGTCATCTGCTTTTCCATATGCAGTACATGCTAAGTTAGAAAATGATAGTGAGAGAGAGGTGTTGTCCATGTTGACCAGTTCAACAGTAAATGATATAATCCTTTGTTTTATAATATTGCTGTAGTTGCTATCTCCGAGATCAAGGTATATAAAATCACCTATTTCCAGTGTATCGGCTTGTCTCTTAAATGATTCAATTCTAAATAGGTTTTCGGCTTCAGTAGTGACCGTGAATTGTGGGCGGGATCTATATTCCAATTCTTTTTTCGCAGATTCATACAAATCCCAAGAATAATCAATTACGTCATCAATAATCCCTACATCCTGAACTTCAATGGAACTATCTGTAAAATCAGTGTCTATATAGAGTGAACGAATATCTTCCAGTTCCTTTTGTGAAAACCCAAATTGGACATTTTCAATAGAGACGGAAGCTCTGATTTTGGACAAATCATCTTCAATTCGTTTTAAATTTTCTGTGAGGGTATTCTTTTTATCATACAGAGCAGTAAGTTTTAGTTTTATTTTGGCTACATATTCAACGTATTCTAAATATTGATTATATTGCAGATTATGAGCGGCTTCGGATGTAGAGGTAGAGCCTTCAGGTGTCCATGGAACGTTATGCCCAGTGTGTTCGTATACTTTAATAACATCTTCATAGGCCACCTTCTTTGATTCTAATTCTATAATCCCATATAATTCCCAATTGGTCTTATAATCAACGGCAACCGCAACGTCCCCCGTATTTTTAGCACGGATATTCGCCTCAATATCTGGAATGATAATATCCTTAATACACAAATATGTTTGGTACTTATTTGCCCCTTCAACATTCTGTCCTGTTTTTTCCAAATAACTAAGTATTGCTTTGAAATTTTCGAGTTCTGTATTCAATTCCTCTACGGAATATCTCCCCCATGCAATTTTTACCTCATCAATTGGAACCCTATTATCAATTTCTGAAATCTCACTGCTGATTAAACTATAGTCTTTATATAAGTTTGCGTATTCTTCCCGTTTACTTTCTCTGACGCTAACAAACTGATTATATTTATCAACTACTTCTTTTTTAAAATATGGTTCCTTCATAAAATACGAAAGATTGTCTATATAATCAGACCCGAAATTAACGTACATTATGCTTGTTTGTTCGTTTCCACCAGCAACCCTAAAACGGGTATATGAGGGGTCACTATATGCACTAATCGTCATGCTATTCAACAGATTTCTGTATGATGCTTGGATGTTAAGGGTCTTGCCTATATTATAAAACGGGCGAACGTTAATAATGAAATTCTCCCGATCAAATTCAAAAATACAATCAAATGCTTTGGAAATATCCTGAGTTAGTGTTGCATACAAATTTTGACTTTCTATTGAAATTACCCGTCCCCTAAGACTCCGTAATTCAATATCTACCTCACCAAATTTCCACTTTCTGAGATAATATTTTTCTAAGAGATTCAAAATCCCATACCCGAAATAATTATCAGACTCAGGATCGTCAGACGCATTTTGGATATAAAGTTGGATGTTTCTCATTGGAACACCCATCGGGTTTAGATTCTCGTCAAAAAATTCATATGATAGTTCATCTCCCGTGTTAACATAGAAATTGACAACATCAACGTCTTGCAGTTGAATTTCATACCCCTGAGCCTTGAATGTCTTATATGTATGACCATGCTTGTCCATTGTTTCTTTCGGAGCTTCTGTTATTCTAAACCATCCAATATCAGGAACATACAGTTCCATATATTGCAGAATAGCATCATATTTACTAGATAAAACTCCATCTATATACTTATCAACAGAAACGTCCAGTTCCCATATATCGTTGAATTTTGGAGTGAATTTAGCAGATGTGATTCCATCTAAGGGGCCAAGCATACCATTGTTAGGTTTGGAAATATATATCTCTTTTGCCCGTGCTTGTTCTTTCTTGAAAATAAACATTATACGCCCACCATCCTTATATAATTACATTTAAAATAACCAGTACAGTCTCCCGTTACCGTTATATTATTGATGCCATGTTTCAACCGTATCCAAGTAAGATTAAAATCGTCAGAAAAATTAAAATCATCAATTAAATCGACAATAGTTAGATTCTTATTATTGATAGTTAACGCGTTCCCGTTTAGTACTGATAATTCCATAACCTCTCCGGGATAAGCATCATTTTCTATTTTAATGACGCCAGTCGCTTTGGGGGTTATTACTATAACGGGATAATAGTCACGCTCGTTATCATCGGATGTGTTATTTATTAAAATTGTATCTCCCCCATCAAATTTATAGATCCTATCCTTAGTGGTTCCATACGGAGCATTGCACTCAAACTCAAAACAAAGGGCGTTAATGTCGCCGGTAAATACCTTTTCCTTTGAAACGGTAAATTTAGCAAAGAATTCAATATCATCATATAATCCGGTTCCATCGTCGATTTCCAGTAAACGATACCCCATTGGACTGATGAGCCATGAGCGGATTTTTCTTGCTTCTTCTCCGCTAAATGAAGCGCCATCGCATTTTACTATTTCAACGCTTGATGTGAGCGGAGTGGAATATTTATCAGCGTAGTAGTTCGGGATATCCCTCCACGGATTTAACTCACCCTTTAGTGCTTCCTTTTGTTGGGTAAATCTATCTTCAATGGAACTAAATTTGCATAGAACGATATTCCCAAACGAAGCGGAAGATATACCATTATAGGTAAAGCTTCCAAATATAGCCATTTTACCACCACCTTTACATTTAGGAGAGCGGATTTTCACCGCCCTCCAATTGGTTATTTATAACTTACCGAGATTTCTTGCTTGCCCCTTGATCCTATCTATAGTATGATCCGCAGCCATTTCTAAAAATCTTTTAAGTTCTGGCAAATCATCTTTATTCCTATACTCAACACTTCCTATCAGTTTATCTATCTGCACACTTAAAGCAGGTTGAGAATTCAAGTCTGAATAATTTGGCAGAGCATTAGATAAATTCTTCAGAATAAAAGAAGAGGGATCTTTCGACATATCCCATAGCTGCATCGTTTGAGGGTTTGTAAATACAGTGTCTCCCTTATTTAGCGGAGTGACAAGTCCCCCACTACCAATTATAGCTTCCAATCCTTCTTCTTGGGTTTTATAAACACCGGTTTTTGGAACTCGAATCGTTCCTTTCGCATAACCCTTTAGCTTCTTGAACTCATCCGAATATAGTAACGCATCAACAACATAAGAACGAGGTTTGCCACTATTCAGTGCAGATAAGTATGTTGACAACCCGCCAGAATCAGGGGATCTGTTTAGGATCTTGCTGTATAAAGCAGTTATATAATCTTGATTGGACTTACCGGAATATTTATTCTGGAATTCCGCAGAATTGTAGAATGACCTTTCAACTTCCTTTTTAGACATTCCTTTCTGCATAGCTTGTAGCCAAGTATTCAGTCCCGCAGAATCAGGACTACGACCTAGAACATCCTTATATAGTCCCGTCACAAATTCGCTCGACCTCTTCCAGAACTCATCGGACATACGCATTGCTGATTCAATCTCAGATAAAGAAGCGCCGCTGTTCAGGGCATTCGTCCAATGTTGTAACCCTACAGCATCAGCATCGCGCCCAAGAACGCTTTTATAAAGACTTTTGATTTTGTATTCACTTGAATTCAAAATATCCGACTTTACTTGATCCAGCGTCGTCCCTGAATCCATCATACTTAGAAAATGTTCCAGTCCAGTCTTGTCGGCGTCTCTCCCCAGAAGAGAAGAGTATAGCTGCCGAATGCTTGACTCATTAGAGGATGTCGTGCTAACCGGAGCGGTATCTATTCCAGATGATACGCCTGAAATCTTATTTACCGCATCATAATAATTTTGAGCGGCTGCTGTGCCAGATTTCCATGGATTAGTGATGCTATCCGTTAGAGTCACGTTGTAATTATCTGATAGATCTTGCAAATAGCCAAATATTTCATCATAGCTGGATTTTGTTGTGATGAGCATATTAGCAATTTCTTTATCTCTTAAATCAAGATTATAGTCTAACTCATCTTTTATCTTTTCTTGATATTCTTCAAATAATTCAAGTGCGTCATCATAGGTTTGCTCTAAAGTTTCAATTTCCCTGTCTTTACGAATTTCCTGCAATTCCTCATTCAGAGTACTCAATTGAGAATTTAATTTCTTTCTCTTTTGAATTGCCTCTGCAGAGTTATCACCTTCTAATCCTGCAAGTTGAGCTTGGATTGCATTGATTTGTTTTTGCTTATCATTTACCTTTTTAGCGTACTCATCGTTTTTCTTGTCTTGAGACAGTGCCTCTTTTTTAGCTGCGATGAGTTTGTTGAATGCTTCAGTTTCTTTGTCAATTCCATCTTTTATTAAACTGATTATTGCATCTTTGCTTTCTTTGGTAGCAATGGCAGCTTCACGTTGCAGTTTTTGATATTTTAGAAGTTCTTCGTCGTATTCCTTCTGGGTAATTGTTCCATTTTTAAGTTCTTTGGCAAGAGTGCTGATGGCTTCTTTATACTGTGCTGCCATCTTTTTGTTGTTCACAAGCTGTTGACTTAGCAAGCCTAATTTTGTCTTCCCGATGGATGAAAGGTTGGTTTCATCAAACAGTCCACTATTGCCCAAAAGAGTCAGCATATCGTCCAGAGCATCGTTTGCATTATCAAGGCCATCCAAGCCAGATAAGAACGGTTCCCACCGAACTTCACGGATTGAATTCTTATATTGTTCTAATGCTATTTGCGATTGGTAGATTTCCTCTTTGATATCAGTAAGAACTGTTTTCCACTTGATGAAGTCATCTATATCAAGAGCACCAGCTGCTACAAGGGAGTTATATTCAGCGTTTAGCGTTGCGAACTGTGCATTTAGATATCTTAGGGTATTGGCTTCCTCTCCAATAAGAACCGTATAATCATTTTCAACAACACGTTTCCCTGACTCCTCAATTAACTTAATGTATGATTCCTGTACTGAAATCAAGCTTTTGCTGAGACCAATTAGCTGTTCAAAATCATCCACAATGTTACTTAGTTTTTGATTATTTAGATCTCTGATCTGAACTTTTAATTCAGCAATAGTTTCTTTCACACCTTGCGCTTTGTCGTACCACTGCTTGTATTCAGAAATTTTTTCTTTTAGATTATCATCAGTAATGGTACTAATATCAATTGCGCCATTCTGGATCTTTTGTACATAATCAGAAGACAGTCCGAGAGAGTTGGCTTGTTGCATGTATCTGTCATACATTTGCTGTTCAAGTTGAACAAAATTATGTATGTCAGCAACCATTTGATTGATAACAGGGTTTTGATCGGTGTATCTCTGGTAGACATCATTCGCAAGTCTTTGAAGTGCATTTGCCCCGTATTGAAAAGCATCAATAAAACGTTCAATCCAGTCTTCCAAACTCTTAGACGCGTCTGAATCGTCGGATGAATTAGTTTTACTACTGGATTTACTGCTGGACTTACTACTAGATTTGCTACTTGTCCCGCCAGTTACATTGATTCCAGAACCACCGGAAACATAAGCAGAACCTTCAGCGTAAGCCCTTCCACGTCCGGTAGCGTAACCCTTCGACAAAAGTTCACGAGTCTGATGGTGATTAAATACTATATCACCCTTCTTCAGACCAACCATTTCCGCACCATTGTCTCCAACAGTAAAGAATCTGCCGTCCCTGACTACCATCTCTTGCCCAAGTTCACCTGTCAAAGAAATTTCGTCACGACCAATTCCCCAATTGCCAGATGAGTAAGCTTTTCCTAAATATCCATTTCCAAAACTTGCAGATTTGATCTTCGGAACAGTTCCTCTAGCATGTGCCGTCCCATCGACACTCGCAGGATCAGAAGTTGTTGTCGTTACCTTAAAATTAGCCCCTAGTGCAATCTTTCTACGAAGAGAGTCTATATAATTATTGATCGCCTGTAGCCTAGTCGTTGCCGTAGTCGTGGTGACGTTTAAATCCTTTGTTGATTCAATCTTTGACTTGATTTCATCAACCGTTCTCCCCACACCAGAAAGTTCAGATTCTTGTTTATCATATTTAATTTGATTAATCGTTTCAAGCTTCTGCGTAAGTTCATCGACTTTTCCTTGGGCTTCGTCGGTAGTAATATTAATTGCAGCAGCATATTGAGGATCTTCGGATGCTCTCTTGAACTTAGCCAGTTCAGATGTTAAAGTTTCCTCCGCAATGGTAATATTCATTTCGTTTGGCTCTGTAAGCTGGCTTTCTAAATACTCTATCTGCTCATATAATTCATCTGCTTCTGCTTGTAATTTTATTTTTACTTCTTCATCTTCTGATTGGTTTATCTGAATGAGTAAAGCTTCATAATCCTGAGATAATTTCTCGAGATTTGCCTTATCCTGTTCATAGTTAATAATACCATCTGCGGCAGTAAGAGCTACTTCCTTCTTTTTTTGTTTAATTTCTTCAAGTCGGTCAATGACTTCTTTGGTCTTGGCACTATTACTTTCGCCGTCAAAGCCCCAATCACCGCTTTTAATCATTTCGGCCTTGGTTTTTAGTAACTGAACTTCCAAGGATTCAAGTGCGTTATAAGAATCTTCAGAGCCTTTAAACAGCTCATCAAACCAATCAAAATTCTGCCCGTATCCATAGGTTTCCAATTCACCAAATATGGCAAGCGCAACTTCTTTGGTTATATTTAACTGTTCGCAGAAATCATCCAGCACCTTCCCATCGGTAACTAAGAAGTCACTAAGAGAACCAGTGAACAGTCCTTTGGAAAGTGCGTCGTTTATAAAATTAACAACCCCGTCATTGTCATCAGTGAAATATTTCTTGATTGTTTTGTTATAGTACTTTTTAATCCCAGAAATACCCTTATCAATTTCAGCTTCGGGGACGAGTAGGTCGACGGCACTTTCAAACTCTACCGTTCCTACCTTCCCTGTTTTGAAACCTTCCTTTAAAGACTCTCTGGCATCATTAGATGTGCTGTAGTTGTCTCCATAATCAGCCGCATTCTTTGATTCTTTATACTTATCAAATGCACTTGAAGCGGTCAATAATTGTTGCTCAAGAAGCCTGTATTGATTAATTTCTGCTTCAAGACTACTTAACTGAGCTAATGTGGTTTTGATTGAACGGTCTTTACTGGCATCATATTTTGAATAGTCGCGAGTGAGAGCGTACAACTCCTTAGACAAATTATGATAATCAAGATACTTATTATTTTTAGCTTCTTTAATCTGCGTTTTAAGGGTTTTCTCACGCTCTTTTGTAAGGTCTTTGAGCGCTTTGCGGTTTAGAGTATATCTATCACCCTCATACATCAGACAAGACTCATATTCTTTCGAATACTCAATAAGTTTCTGATAATCTTCAGCCGCAATAGACGTGCCTTCACTAAGGATCTTGTTGACAAGTTCTTGCTCTTCGCCAACCGCTGCTATTTGTTCAGCGGCATCAGAAACGGATATGAATATTTTCTGATTTTGGATCTTCTCAATTTCTGCGTCGAGTTCTTCCATAGATAATGTAGATATATCCATGTCTTTGGAAATGCCATATAGAATTTCTATCTGCATGTCAGATTTGGAGTCGAGCCATTTATTTTTAGCAAGAGAAGAGTTTTCAAGATCAAGAGCGGTAGTGAGCTGGCTTCTTAACTCGTTGAAATCAATTTCGTCAGGCGCAAGAATGGATTTGAGATATTTACTCAGTTCTTCTTTATTTATCCCTGCTTCATCAAGAACAGTAGAAATGTCCTTATTTATTGTGAAGAAGTCTCCTAATATATCATCAAGACTGATTCCTGCCCCATATGCATATTGCATATCAGAAAGGGCGTCTCTCCATTTTTTCTGATCAAAAATCTTATCAATGATGTCTGTTTTGTCGCTGGCTTCATCTACTGCGCTGTTAGTAGCGCCTAAGATCTGATCCATGAGAGAGTTGTACTGCTCGACAATCTGAGTGGCTTCATCGCTCATAGAGATATCATTTAGATACGCTTCTAATGGAACACTTAGTTCTTCTCCGAGATCACCCATGACAGATGCTACTTCGGTGTTCCATTCATTAACTTTAGATAAATATGTGTTGATTTCTTTATCTAAGTTATTATAATCATCATGAAAAGTCGCAGATGTTTGATCTAACGCTTTCTGCTGCTTTTGCAGATCGTCAATAATTTGCTCATAGGTCTTTATTGCATGTAAATTCGACTGAACGTATTCAAGACGATTTAATCCATATCTACCAGCCCCAGATATAGCCATGTTGTAGTTGTCACCACTCGTGCCATCTGCTCCATAAAACTTTCCTTCATAAACAACAGCTTTTTCAGTGGTTTTACCAACCGCATTCAATGCATCATTGATAGCCTGTCCTTGGCTAAAACCAGACAGCTTCTCCTTTAGCGAAATCTGCTTTTCAAGGTATTCGTTCTGTGACTTTAATTTTTCGAGTTCAGCTTCTTCAACGAGGGAGAGATTTTCTTTAGCATTTAGTTCATCAATTCTGTCACGAGTAGTCTCCAACTCATCGTTCATTTGCTGAATTTCTGTTTTAATATTCTCATAGGCAGCGGCAGATTCAGCGGCTTTCTCTTGTGCTTCAGACAGTGATTCAGTTAATAGGTCTACTACAGCAATGGTAATACCGATAGCTGCTGCAAAAGCTAAGATTGGATGCGCAACAATGACTGCTCTTAATGATCCGAGGGCTCTTGTTAGTATTCCTTGTGCGGCGGCATTAGCCGTTGTTGCAGTCGCCATAGTTGCATTTGCCATCGCAGCCTGAACTTCGGAGTTGCCTAATTGTTGCACCGATAGAATTTCCCACTGTAATTCCCTAGAGACGCCAGCTGATGTCATGATGCTCACCTGTTGCGCGGCATTGAATCCATTTAATGCAGCAGTGATAGCATCAACATTTGTCCCTAAATTTGAAACAACAGTAATAGCACTTGACAAATCTCCGACAGATTTTAACGACAAGTAGAATTTAACAATTGGCATATAGTTAAATGTGTGCTATAATATTTATCAAATATTGGGGGAGGCGCTGCTATGAGAGGATCAATACTATGTGTTAATTGCAATAATCGAGTGAAGCACGATGCGCTATTATGTCACAATTGCGGTACAGATAACACAGATAGGTGGAATACAATCATTGGAAGCGGGTATATTTGTTCAAGATGTGGGTATAACCAATGTACGATTGTTGAAAATCAACATGGCGTTACTCGTATCTGTTCTGGTAAAGGTGGGAATTGTGCCAATGCGGAGGAAGCGACTTTTACTAAGGATGGAATCATCTGGGAAGATGTTAAAACAAAGTATGCCGAAGAAATCAAAAATCCCTCCCCAGCATTCACCCAACCAATCAACCTAACCCCAAAATGCCCTACCTGTGGAAGCAATGTCGTTCAAAAGATTGGCGCAATGGAACGCGGAGCTTCAATAGTGGGATTGGGGATTTTTAGCAGGAAGATTAATAAGAGTTTTAAGTGCAAGAGTTGCGGTCATACGTGGTAGTGGACGGAGGATGCAAGTTGCATCTTCCGTAAAGATCTGCTGATTTTTTACTCAATCTAATTAAAAAGAGACCATTTTGGTCTCTTTTAACTTTAATGCTCCACCTTTGGGATATAGGTAGCGGGACACCTTCTTTAATATTGCAAATTAAAAATATTATGCGGTTCTGACAACTATGTATCTGCCAGCAGGATACCTTTCTTTTAAGATATCATATTCCTCTGGTTTATACCAGCCCTCATCAAAAATCTGCGTATAAATACCACTGATATCCAAAATAATCAATCTGATCATGCGGACACCTCCATCGTGGAAATCCGAGATAGAAGAGCGGCAGAGTCAAATTCATCAGATGCATTTCGCTTTTTAATCAGCCTGTAAATATAATCAAGACCCTTTGGGCTCACCATAGTAACGCTTCCAATTTTTCCATTTCTCAGAGACATTGTGATGACTCTAAACATCCCATTCTTGGTGAATTCGCCATATGGAACATTGAACACACTTTGTTTAGTCAGAACCTTATTTTTTCTGAGAAAATCCATTAGCTTTGTGCGTCCCGTCTCAACGATATTAGCCACGTCGATAAATTGCAAGTAACCTTCTGCCTTCATCAGATCAATATATGCTTGGGCTTGTGGTTCCAGCATTGCGATTTGCTCTTTGTATTCTTTATTTTTATCCTGCAAATCTTTAATCATTAGAAGCTTAGTATCATCGCTGAAAGAGGAGAAGTATTTTTCCACCACTTCTGATTCCCGCCCTTGTTCAAACGCCGCACCAGTGAGCCGGATCTGTTTAAGGTATGCTTTGATTTGCTTTTTCAGTACCCTAGACTCAGTCTTACGCGACATCATCAATATTTCATACATTGCATCCTCTCTAATAAATAACGCTTTTTGATTTCCTCTAAGGGTATATTTTAAAAATACACCCTTTTGTTCATCATCAATTTCTGCCTGTCTAAGCATTTGACTTGCATTTTGTACAGATATCCAATCGGCTACATCCGATGCCAAAAACCATGGATGCTCGATACTGCCATATAGTGATATCTTTCTCCCTAGAATATCCGTTTCCTGTGCTACTGCCATTACCTTTTCATTACTCATCTTGTTTCCTCCTAAAATTGTTGATAAAATTTTAGAAGTATAGTAGAATTAGAGTTGAGAGAAATCTCGTTCGTAAGACAGCCCTAACGCCGCCAAAGTGAAGGGGCTGTCTTTTACTGCTTCCTTTTCAAATTAGATTTAATGACCTTGATCGCGTCATGATTAAATAGATAACTTCCCTTTGACGTTTCCCTAAAATCCGAAAGCGGGAGATTTAGCGATTTTGCTAAACGCACTAAATATGCAGGGGTTAAATCTAATTGTCTGGATACTTCAGCAGTAATGAAAACCTCTCTTACGTCTGACATCCACGTACACCTCCTTGCTATAATACCATTATATTACATTAGAGGTTAGATGTCAATACCCTAACTTTAATTTATCCCCATCTATTGCCATCAAAAGGATCTTTATAAATCCCCATTTTTTGGAAAATCACGCCACTTGCAATATCAATATTTTTCATCGTAACCATCCTTCCTATTTTGGGAGTAAATATTTATTGCCAAATTCTTCCTTTCAGTTTATAATTGTCGTATCGACATGATAGTGGTCGAAATACAAAAGAAAGGAAAACTTAAATATGGGACTTACACCAAGACAACCCATAGACTTATCTAAATACGATTGGGAACATTTAGATACATTCCTTAAAAATGGGCTAAAAAGGGAACATAGACGCTTAACAATTCGTATTTCTGATTACGTCATGACCGAACAGGAAATTGTATCCGAAGCTGAAAGGTGCGGATATACTGTATCAAAGTCATCAGACGGAATGTTATTGACCTTCGAGTAGCAGGTGACCCCCTCTTTTAGTGGGAGGGGGCTACTTCTTTTTTTTCGTCATCTTTTTAATTCATCAATTTCCAGCCACTGCTCACACACCATACATTCCAATTCCAAAATCCTCAAAGCAAGACTTTCTAGGGTTTCCTTTTCCTCTTCCAGATCCCCCTTTAAGCTATAACTTCCATCTTCCTTTCTCACTGGTTTAAAAACAATTTCATTTCCTTCCTCGTTATGGAATACTACATTGTTGAATACTACTTTAAATTCAGCCATTATCTCTTTCTCCTTCTTATGATTTTTCATGATTTTGGTAATACTACTATTGACTTTCTATTCCCATAGTGCTAAAATGTAAGGAAATAAAAAAATACAATCACTCAAAAAACAACCATCCTAAACTTTGCCGTTTGAGGTGGTTGTTCCCGTTATGAACTATATTATTGATTTACTTGAACTGTTTCACTTAGAACATACATTAAAAGTATATCACTCTAAGGCGGTGATACACTCTGAGGAATGGTGCTCGTTGAACTTTCCCCACGATTCATACTTTTACCCCGGCATAGCTTGCGCTACTTTTACTACCGGATTATATAGTATTACTAAACGCTGTAGGGTTGGCTGCTGATCGTACCGTTGTTAGTGGCTCTTTAAGGGACGCGATAAAATCACGCTTTTATTTCACCCTTTGCCATCCAATCAATTTTTTCTGCTTTCGCCGCATTCACGCTCGATATTTAAATCCACGTTGTAGCTTGATTGGCATTCTGGTATCCCAGCAATTAATCCTCTTTATTTTTTATAGAGCCGCAATGCCACAAAGTTGTTTATGCTGCCGTTATAGCATATTCTTCTTTATGGTAGGCTCGCTTACTGTCGGAAATAAGCAAGACCTGTTTTGGTCTACCTAAGCTCTTGACTAGCATCGCAATACCGGCACCTGCGCCAATGGTTCCGAATACTCCTAATGCTTCTATGATTTTTGATAATACGTCTAAAAATGCAGAACCGGCATCAATAGCTCCTTTGAGAAAATCAGAGTTAAAAATACCAGTTGAAAGTGTTTCAAAATTTGCTTTTAACTGAGCAAGTTTACCGTCCATGCTTTCAAGGAACTTTTCGTTTTCCTTCATTGCACTTCCGGCAGAATTTTGTGAGGTAAGAAGAGTTTCCTTAGCAACGTCCCAATTTTCCATGAGCGACGAGAAAACGTTGCCCTGGCGTTTCGAAAAATATTCAGTAGGGTCATAAATCCTACCAGCTATTAGTTACGAAAATAAAAATAGCAAATTGCGTTATTTATTTCTGAAACTAATAGCATCTTGTACTTTCATACAAATGTTTTGACTATTTCTTAACCGTTGGTATTACCCATTACGGTCACACCTTTTCCATTTAAGGGGTTTTCACCCACGCCTTTATTTGCGCCGTACTCCTAATGACTTATTAAGTCCCGACAGGGGGATAGTCGATGAGCCTTACCCATATGTTTCCACTTAGGGTCTTGGTTGCATGAACACCCATTGTTATTGATACTTAGGCTTTTGACCATATATCATCCTTACGTTGTTTCTGCTTTCGCACCTTCATATAGTGATTTCTCCTATATTGTGGTGTAAGGCTTTAGGGATTACCTGCAGTTAAATGTGTTCTATTATGCACATTTCTGTACATACAGGCAAACGTCTGTGCCTGCGACTAATTCTGTAATCGTTGCTTTTTGAATGTCTTTTAGCTCGCCCCATTTTTCAGCAATACCATCAAAGATATCAAAACTTTCTTTGAACGTGTCATCGTTGAGCATAATGTCAACGCCAGCAAGTGCTTCTAGTTCTTTTCTTAATGATGCAACTGATGTTGCCATGCCTTCTGTATCTAGCCCGGCATCTTCTAATTCTGTTTTTGCCAATCTATTACTTTCATCATGAATTAGTAAATGATTACTAACTATGTTAATACATAGCGGTCGGTCATTTCTGGCCGACTCTCGCATTTTAATAATTTGGGGTTATATTGCGAGATTGGACTGTATATCACTCTCGTTTTTCAACAGGGAGGACAACTTCAGCATATATGTTGCCATATATACCCCGCAGTCTCTTGGGATTTTACACTATTATTTGATTTAGCGTAATCTTTCCTACGTCTTGAGTTACCCCTAACTCTTTAACATATATAGTTGTCATGCCGTGTTTAGGCGCACACGGTATATGTATTTCTACATACTGGGCACAATTTTGACTTACCCCTTAAGCGCATTGTCATGGTTTTTACTGCAGTTCCCGTAACGGAGGCATCTTGCACGACTGTATTTGCAGCTGTAATAATTGCTATAGACTGATCTAAATCATTTCCTGCTGCCATTAGCGAAGCAGCAGATCGTTGTAAGGCTTCTCCTATTTGTTCCGAAGAAATTGCGTAGTTATTCAATCTGTTACTTTCTCCAAAAGGATACTGACCATGTTTTTCATGGCGGTTAGTCATTTCTGGCTAACTCTCACGTTTCATAAAATTAGATTATAGCGTGAGTTCAGACTATATATTACACCCCTCTTATATTATAATAGAAGAGTAGGGTGGATAACTTCAGCACACATGTTGCCATATGCACCCCGTAGTCGTTACACATTCTTAAATATGTATCACATAAATAAATTATTTTTTATATTTAATTCCAGTTACAGAATTTTGGCGATACACATTTAAGTCTTTGCTCGGTCTCGAATGTCCCCATCCTTTAACCGATATAGTTATCTACTTAGCCACATATTACTATGCAACTTGGGCAATCACTTTACCCACTTCATTAAACTTATCAACAATTGCCATTGGATCATTTTTATATTCTCTCCAAGCAGCGGATGTACTAATGATGCTCTTGGTTCCCTCTTCAACAGAAATGTCCCCGACGTTTTTATAAATATTTGCAGATTTTGCCAATACAGACGCTTCTTGCAGGCTGTACCCCAACCTTGCAAAATCAGCGGTGGAAGAGATCATATCTCTAATAGTACTTCCGTATTCTTTTGCATTAGCAGACGCTTCTTTGAAAAACTGAGCATATTGACTACTGGTATTATCCGTCACCTTATATAAATCTGTTAATGCCGTATCAATGGCATGAACATCAGATACCATTTGCTTAATGCCACGAATACCACGCATGACGATAGTAGCAACACTAAACCAGCTTGAAAATTTTGAGAACATGTTCTTCATTTCGTCAGCAAAACTTCTACCAACTGCGCCGGTTGCTTTCGCTTGGTTCTGAATCGTAGCAAACTGTTGTCTTAGATTATTAAACTCTACTCTATCAGCGGTTTCTAATTGAGTGACGATATTTCTGATCTGATCACCGAATTGACGATCGGCAGCAGAGTTTTGACTTAACCACGCTTGCATACCAGAGGAGACTTTCATTCTCTCTATTTGTCCTACCATAGCTGATTGTTCTCTTACAACTGCGGTCAAAGTATTTCTAACATTATTTAAAGATGTATTATAAGAATTCCATGCAGTCGCAGCTTGTTCCGGGTTCCCTTTAACTGCATCCCAATTAAAGCCTCGGAATCCGTCAAGCGTTCTTAGTGTATTTTGGAAGTTCTGATCCAAATATTGAGACGATTCACCGACTCTTTTTAACATGGCGTCTATTCCGGCAAAGCTTGCAGCAAATGAATTAGTGTCAACTGCTGATTGTATCTGAGATTGAATACTAGCTTGTTTCTTCGCAGCCGCCTTTTCAGTTGCGCTAGCGGCCTTTTCTGCTGCAATTCTTTCTCGTTCAGCAGCCTTTTCCGCAGCACTAGCAACTTGATCAAAACTAGTAGATACTCTTGTATTAGTTGAAGTAAGTTCCCCTGTCTTTTGGTTGTATTTATCAATTACTTCTACTGCATTTCCTAATTGATTAATTGCGGATATATTAATTTGTGATAAAAGATTTTTACCATCAGCAGATTTAAATGATGTTGAAATTTTCTTTATTTGAACATCAAGATTTGATAATCTATTAGTAATATCACTAATAGTTTGTGTATCAACACCTTTTAAGCTTAATGCAGATCTTAACTTATCAAGTTCTGAACGGTTTACATTGATCTTTATATTCCGGGTTGCCTTACTAATTCCTTCATTAATTTGGTTCCCTAATTCGGTTCCCACGCCGGACATCTGTGACCGGAGAGCATTAATTGCATTGCTATCTAATTCTGCGCCCACTAAAATTTTAAAATCAGGCATTCATCACCACCTCTTTCCCCATCTCAATTTGAGATGTTTGTGAAAATTAAAAAATACCCCGACAGCGGAGTACTATATTACTTGGATACCTTGCTTCCCTAATTCTATTTTTAGTTGATTTATGATGAAGGCTTTGTCACATTCGTCTAAGAATGAATCAAAAAATCTACCGGATGTTCGTATCCCCGTGTTACCATGAAACCCCATAGAGGCTAAATCAGCAACATATTGTCCGGTAGCCAGATCGTACTCCATAGAGTCAGTATTTACAAATACTTCTCCATACCCAGATCTCAACATATTACAGACAACGCTATCCAGAAATTGATATGTACGTACATATATCCTGGGGAAATATTGGTCATAATAATCGACTTGAATATGCTGTGTAAGTTTATCTGCCATTATTTCACACACATTCTTCATTGCAATATTGAGCGCCGATTTTATATACGCTTCTAGTGCCCCGGTATTATTAAATGCCGCCATAATTTAATCTTTCTTGATGGAGAGCACATTTCTTGCATCATGCATTTGATCCGTCTTTTCTTCTATAACGCCCTTAAATAATTTATTAAGGTCAAAATTCTTTACTTTAGGCAAGAACTGTTTGATAGATTTGTTTACTGCCTTCATATCAACTTCATCCATTTTTTTGTTAACTGTGCCAAGAAGTTCCGTCAAGCTATCCTGTTTTTTAAAAATTAACTTGTTTTTCTCAAACTCAATTTTTTCCTCGATTGTTTTTATCATGGATTCATATTGTGCAGTAGTAGGACGCTTTGCGGTAATATAGGTTTCATAATCCGCATTTTCATCCCCTGTTTCCTCGAAATCATCATAGTAAACAGCCGTACAATATTGTATTGTAGGGAATAGTAATTCTGGAGTATATAAGATATCCCCATTTGTTTCGTCATACCCAATAACATATTTCACCACCGTTTTTATGAACGTACCGTAATCAACTAAGTTTAAAATCTTTTCCATATTTCTCCTCCTCTAACTTATCAAATATTTTTACTATGGCTGAACCAATGCAAATAGCATCGGCTACATCGTCATTTACATCTAAACCAAAATGTTCTTTTACATAAGATACACTTTGTTGTTTTAATTCCTCTCGTTTGACATTTCTCCCTTGTTTAAACCCAAGTTCTTTTCTAAACTCCGTTGGTCTAATTGTGTTAAACTCACAAGAATTCATTATGCACCATCCATAAATAACTCCTTGAAGCCGTGTTAAAAATCGTTGAGTTTGCGCGTTTCTTACAACAACCGTTTCTTCCACGTATATCAAAGTGGGAGAGTAGTGATCTAATATTCTCCATATCTCACACGACATTTCTTTAAACCTTGAGTCAATATTTTCAACATGGCTTAAGTCAATTAACTTGAATGCAGAATAAACTCCATTTTCAAAGATAGCCACGCCGGTTTTCTTTGTTGATGAGTCAATAGATACCATTTTAATCATAATCCAAGTCCCTTCTTGCAGGCAGCCAGATTATTCGCCATAATTATTCCACTTTTTTCGATATTTATCATGGTCTTCTTTTGAGAATACAAATACAAAAATCTTATCACTGGTGGGGAACACATCTAATAATGTCGCACCCCAAAGTACATAGCTTGCAGACTGCTTGGCATTTTTAAAAAATACGCAAGATTCTGGTTCATATCTCTTTCCTGTTGTGTCACTAATCGTAAAAATAATTATCCACTCCTTCTCCTTAAAATTTGTAAAAAATAGGGATATACATAAAATACTCAAAACAATTTTGAATAGATGTGTATATCCCTATGATTAAAACCACACTAATTAACTATTCAAAATTTTACTTCTTGTAATTATTCTTACGATACATATCAGTAGTCGAAAGAATTTCCTTGATAATATCTCTAACGCCCTCTTTTAATTCAAGAAGATCGTAGCTAATATCTTTTAACTTCTTACCCGCTTCCTCTTTTTTAATGTTTCCATTAAGATAGTCGGTTACAAGTAAATGAATTTTATAGTGCTCAATTGAATCCGTAATAGAACGCCACGGGGTGAAACTTTTAATTTCCGTGCAAGTATCACAAGCCCAATATCCCTTACCGCATACAGAACACCAATGATTTGCTTTTTCCATACTTTGCTCCTTTATGAAAAGAGGAGATATCTCTATCCCCTCTTTGTCCTATAAATTATTTCGCGATATAAATATTGAACAGGTTCTTCTTCAGATCGCAGTAATCCTGCATCATGGTCATTGTGAAAGGATGGCCGGAATCGGTCTGGAAGCCCAAATCAGAGTCAACCTTGAGTTTAGCATTGGGGAATACAACCGTAGCCACATAGGTAGCGGTCTTGTCGCAGGTGTCTTTGCCAATAACCTCTAAAACAAACCGTCCAGCGGCAGGGAAGTCTACTGCATTATTCTGAAGCATAATTGCTTCTGTTGCAGCATAATCATAAAATACTGCAATATTTCCAGTTACGCCAGTAGGGACGGTGATGGTCTTTGTTGCGGCATTCAAAGTAAATTCCGTAGCAGAAATAGTAGTGCCTAGGCTATACTTAGTGCCAAGAGTGGAGTCACCATTCAGTCCATATATATATTTAATTTCAGAACCAGTCGTACCTACGGGAATCTTAGAAAGAATGACCTTTCCACCACTTACCACTAACTGCTCATATGCTGGCACCACTATCGTATTACCAGTACTGGCAACCTCTTTCTTGCTACCAAACTGAGCTGCAGACAGTCCAAGATCCCACAGAGCATTGCTGCCGGTAAATTCCGCATTCTTTGCGCGGTCAAACTGTGTGATAATAGAACCAATTGCATCCGTCGCATCTACGGTTTCACCACTCATTTTAAGAGATGCGTCCTTCACCTGAGTAATTGACCACAGAACTTCTCCGGTTGTATCGCTGAACATTGTACCTCTACGTACACGATCAATTACGAAATTGTTTAAATCAAATGACATAGTTAAAATCCTCCTTATAATAAAAAAACTTTCCTAGACGAGCTCGGAAAAGTAGTTTAGTTCTTTTTTGTTTACTTTTTTAAGATCTATTCCCCCAGAGTATCCACCCTGTAAAAGAAGATCAACATTCTTGATTTTTTGCATCCGTCCAACAGAATCCATAAATGCATTAATCTTTACGTCCCACACGCTTGAATGATTATAATTAAAACCGGGCATATTTAGTAAGGTAGATATCAACGGAACTAAATATGATTTGTACTTTTTATCTTGAGTCATTTCAAATATTTCTTTTGCCTCTTCCAATAGCACCTCTTTTGTTGTCTCCGTCATTGCTCTTTCAACATTCTTGCTAATATAATGGGCACGTCGAATATAATCCGCTATTATTTCGTAGATTGACTTGTCAATAATGCTACCAGTATTCTCGTTGAGCAAACAGATTTCTTCGTTTTGGCTATTTTTTGCAAGTACATAATCTTGAAAATTTAAATCTCCAAACAGTATACGGGTGTCTTCAAAATCAGGGCTTCGATAAATCATTATAAATAATTCGAAGTCATCGACCACATTCCAGTCCAGACCGCTCTGTGATAATTGGTATTTACAATCAGTTGGAGTGGCTGTAATGTTGTGGACTAATGAAAAATACTTTCGTTCCCCAAAGTCACATATTTCACCAAGCGTGGGCTGGTGTATTTTTATGTGGTCATTTACTATAAAATCTCCCCCACGGAATATTCTCAAATCGTCGTTATAGTTCATACTACTTACCACACAACGAATCATTAAAATCTTGGGTCTTAAAAATCATAGTCCTATACAAATATCCCTTCATAAAAGATTCACCAATATTCCTGAATAATGTAAGAGGGCCGTATCCTAAGTCCATACGCCCATTAAGCATATTGTCTATCAACTGAGATATATAATCATTTCTATTGGCTGTGACTTTTGGAATATTTGATACCTTCATACGCTTTTCATTTGATATAATTTTTATTATGAGAGTGGGTTTAACCCATTCTTGAGATTTGCCATAAGATTCTAAAATATCAACCTCTATTGTAATGATGGTTGTGGCATCTTTAATCGTTTCGGGGTTTTGGTCATAGGGGAAAATATGGGTATAGGCCAATTCTGATGAATTTTTAAAATCTTTTATTGTTGGACTATCTATTGCATAAAATAGAGCCTCGTTTTTAACCATAGACTCTATAACTACATCCTTTAAAGAGGAAATTATTGAACTATTTGGCATACATGACCCCCTCCTTTAAAATATTGTTTCAATTGAAACAATTAACTCAAACGGTTTAAACACGCCATCCGAATCTGATAATGTAAGCTTAAATTTTTCATCTACAAGATTTCTATCATTAACACTTATCATAATACACGAGTTATCTATTGCAGATATAAGCTTGTCATCAAAATCTGATTCAATGCTCCACACAGAATCTACCCCTTCTACTTCGTTGCCATTTTCATCTCTAAAAATAGCATAAAATCTACTAGGCAGCGCTCCTATTTTAACTACCGGAGATTTACACGAAATTTCAGTAAATGAATCGTTGCTTTCATCGGAGCGGGATGGAAGAGTAGAAGGCTCTATGTAATCGGCTATCCAAACTTCTTCACCGCTATCCAATAAGATGTGTTTATCTGTACTCGAATTAAAAAAATCAAATGATAATGTTAAAATTAGTGTTCCACCTTTTTTCGAACTCTGGTAATTATTCAAAAACACCTTGCGATTACTTAACTTGTATGTATCGGGGATTAAAGCATCATCAAAATCAATAGTAAACCGCATATCTCTATCAAGTTTTTTAGACTCCGAATCTATAGGAATGAGTATTCCATATTGATTGTCTCCAACAGTGATTATTTTATTGCCAATTGTACCGCTAGAATACTTTGTAAAATCTACAGAATAGACCCATCTCTCAATAATTTTCCCGTCTGAATTTTGCCATCTTAACTTGAATTCACATAGGTTTGCAGTTATTTTTTCGTATACCTTGTTGTTCCCTGGATACCCAGTTAAAAGCCAGTAGGCACCATCAAAATAGACATATAGACCAGCGACGGATGTTCCAATTGGGAATAGTATAGTTCTTTCTAAAGATTTTATCTGTGTGTTGGCTGTGTTATTTTGTATTATACATTGTACCTTTTTAGATTCTGATAAGTCGCTGTTATATAAAATGACAGTATCTGAAAAATCTGTTTCTAACACATCAGTAAAATTAGATTGAGCATACTCAGATATTACATCTGATTCGTAGCCACTGCAAATATTAGGTTGAGGTGTAGATAAATACCATTCTTTCATTCGCTACCCCCTTTATATTAATGCTGTAGGCTTTTGATTTTCGATCATATCCGATGTTTTAGATTCATGGTATGCCAATTCATCTTTTGAATATTTTTGTAACCCGTTTGTGCCATTAACAGATAGCTCTTTGCCAACAATAGAAGCTATTTTAGTGACTCTTGAATATTCTCTCTCTTGGTACAGTTGTCTAATCATTTGCCCCAATGTATCAATAACATACTGATCAAGCTCTTCACTAAAAGTTAAAAGTTCTGGGTCAAATTTCAATGGTTCGTCTATGGCAATTTCCATATTATATCTACCGATTGCTGCCTTCAACCATTGAAGTTCTAACGACTCATAAATTTCCTTTTTATCTGAGAATGTTGATTCAAAAGAATCATATACTTCTTGAGCAATTGTATTTGCCATAGTCTATCCTTCCTAGACTCCCCTCAAAGAAAACTTGCAATATTCTTTACAAAATTCAATCTTCTCGTAAGAATCCAATTTCAAATCTTTAATGGTTTTTAATAAAAACTGTTTTTCTGCTCTAGTAATTACATTTTGCTTTATAGTTTTTTCAAATGATGCCTTAGTTTTTATTTCAAACCACTTTGTTATTTTTTCTTTACATATAACATTCTGGGTTCTCTTGCCATCCTCTGAGTCAAACTCAAGATATTTTCTAGTGTCGGCATCTTCAATATAAAGAGTTGCATGAGAACCATAAGAATCAAAACCTGCAAGCAGTTTATTACCTGCACTAATCTGGTCTACAAGTTCCTCCCTTTTAACCCTAACTCTTGCTGAAGGTGGAAAACTTGTATCACCCCGACCAATAGCATTCGGGAATGCAACATTCCAAGGCGCAAGATTTAAGACTGTTACTTTTTCGTCCATGTTAATTTCGATCATTTTGAAATTCCTTTCGACTAATTTTACATATTTCAATTAAAGTTGTGTTTTACAGAGCCGTATAATTCAATGGCAGAATCTAACTCTGATGATTTACTATACATCCAATATTTCTTATTTGTATTCTTATTGATACCAGAAGAAATGTATCTAAACTTTAGGGCCATTAAGAAAAAGTTCATTCTGGTTGAGTAGCAATAGAAATAATTATTATCCATTTAATTAATTCCAATCTAAAAGAGGGTAGCAGAATTACCACCCTCTTAATAGCTAATTATTTTGATTACAGGGAATCAAGATTTGAATCGTGGATAATTCCCACAGCGTCAGTCTGAGCAACACCAGCAGCAATGCTTAAATCAAATCTGTTAAACACTTCACCAGTAGAAACAGAGTTACCACTGAAAGATGTAAGTCCACCAATGGAGAACGTCTGAATTGGTGAAACACCACCAACAGGTGCGGTAGGAGTTACGAAAGCTAGTCCGGCAGGAAGCAGCGTATCATAATTCTTACCATCAGAAGTCAACTTATTGAAGTTATAACCATTCGGAATTTCAGACAATACTGCGCCATTATATGTACCAATGAGTCCAGTATCAGCAATCTCATCCAGCAACTTCTGAGATACGCCAGCAATAGCATTCGAGCCGATTGTACCAGCATAACCAATCCATGGTAAAAATTGTGCAAGAATAGCATAATCCCCGTTTACATTTGGCTTTCCATAGCGTCTAATATTGGTTAACAAACTATCAACACTTGCTTTTGCTAAACCAGCATTTTCATAAAAGTATTTTACACCATCGGCAGCTTCAATCGCTTTAAACACCGTTTCCAAAATATACAGCACAGCCTTATTCCTGATTTCCTGCCGAACTTCATTCATCAGGGTATTTTCAGTTGCCATATCCCCAAGTGCCAATTCTCTATAATCTGCTTTGTGACCACCAGAAATCGTAATAGGGGCCAGTGGAGTTTTTACCTTTCGGGCGAAAGCCGTAGAAACATCCTGTCCCTCTGCTTGAATATCAGCCTTTACATTTTCATACGTAATTGTTTCTAGATATGCAGTATCACCCCATGCAAGTGGAGTATACGAGCCAAACAGCCCCAGTAATTTGATCTCTTGCAAAAGTCTAGGCTGGATAACAAACTTTCTAATTTCATTAAGTTCAGACATTGCGGACTGATCACCATTGGTAGCCTTTGCGCCCAGACCTTTAATATAATTAACAGCTACATCGGACTTCTTACCAAATTTACCGACCTCTTCGCCATTTACCATAGCAGAAAAAATCTCAACAATAGGAGACTGTGCATTTACCTTTCCGGTAGCAAATGTTTCATCTCTTCTAGCATTATTTAATTCAAAAGAATAATTCATTTATATTTCCTCCATCCAAAAATTTAAGCTACAACGACTTTGGCATTAACACCAAAACGAGTAACTTCAGTAACTTCAAGGTACTTAGCAGTGGGGGCAGTACCGGGAACAGTCAGAGTACCATCGGCCTTAGAAACCGCCTTATCCTTTTCCTTAATGCCAGCTGGCAGCTGTTCAGAAGTGATGTTTAAAATCTCCCCATCTACCTTAGAAAGATCCGCAACGCGAATCTGTTCACCCTTTTTTACAGTGTAATCAGCCGATTTTGCATCATCGCCCTTTTCTACATGCATGATTACATAAAAGCCAGTAGCACTTGCTTTAAATACACCATCGGTAATGGTGCCAAATGTTCCATTCATATATTCTCCATCTGCGGTTGCCTTAACAAACGGATAACGCTTTTCGGTAACGGAAATCTTGTCAAATCTTACCATTATAATTTTCCTCCTTAAATTTAGAAAATATTTGTATCTTCCGGATCAGTATCGCTACTGTTTACTTCCGAAAAAATATCAATAATATCATTTTTGTTTGCTGCATTCTGTTCTGCAACTTTTGCATCTTCCAATGCTTTTTTAGATGCCTGTCCAATGCACGAGTAAATCTTTGCAGTAATTGCTTCTACACTTCCTTCAAGCGGATTTTCCTTAAAAGCATTAATTTCAGATTCAGCATACTTCTGTTCTTCCTCTGTAAATTCGGACTTCGCAAGAGCAGTATTCAATTCGCCAATTCTTGCTTGCGCCCTCAATGTGCCCAATTCTTTTTCCAGAGCGTCTCTTTCAGCCCAATAGGTTTCGTGTTCCTTCTTTAGATCATCCAGCGCTTTTTGCACTTGTTCAACATTCGCGTTTAATTCAGAAATGGTGTTGTCTTTTTCTGCCAACTGTGAATTAAGATCTTCAATTTTGGTAGTAAAATCATTGGTTTTATCATTACACTCAGAGATAGTGTTTTGAATCAATGTTTTTAACTCTTTTTCATCCATTTTTATTATTTCCTCCTTGTTAAGTTTTTGAGCTACCTCCAAAACAACAGCATTAGAATCTGAGGGTTTCAGTGATAAAATAGCTGTTCCAGAAAAAAGAAATTCTGTTGGTGTTCTAAATATATCTGTCGGTTTTTCTTCTAAATATTTAATTTTGTTATCATTAAAATCCAATCCCATTATTTCTACAGATGTATCTACATTCCCCAATGCAAAGTTTTTTCTGACCCATTTAACAAACTTCGGATATCGTTGATTGTACAAAAAACCTTTTCCAGTTAACACCTTAGTATCAACATCGTTAATGCTTACTGTCTCAATTTCTGCACTTTCAATTGCCCCTACTATTTCGCTATTTTCAAATACTGGTTCCTTGATGCCATCCGATGTCAGTTCTTCACCAGTCAATCCATGTCCTAATGGAGCACTCTTGGTTTCATCACAAAATTCTGCACAAATAGGTATCATTTTTGCACTTTCTATAGCATTTAAAACATGCGTTTCATCCCAGTGAATACCGTTCAGATTTGTCTCCTTTGAATCTTCATGAATCTTAAGGAGTGCTATTTTTATAGGAACACGGCCCCCTCTTGCTGCCTTTTTAGAGATTTCGAGGATTCTATTCATTGTTTTTATCCTCCTTTTGGTATATAAAAAGAGAGTGCTTTATTCACTCTCTGATTACTAATATTTACTTACTGTCACTTGGACTAGGAATGCTATTCCCATTATTGGTCTTGCTTGCAATCGTATTTTCGTTGGTTGGACTGTCAATCCCAGGTCTGCCGCCAACAGTATCATTTTTTGAAATAGTTGAACTTGTTTGATGCGGTAAATATTTCTCAAAATACCCTTCATCAATTTCATAATCCATAACTGATAAATATGTATCTGGATCAACGCCACTTGCTGCAATAAGAAAAGTTAAAGAACCACTGGCAGATGTGTATAGCGTTTTCATCATCTCAAAGAATTGTTTTCTATTAACAAAAGAAGTTGGGAAATAATAAATATCAATCATATTCTTATTATCTTTAATAATATTTTTATTTATTACATGAACCAATTCGTTTTTCCACTCACACACCCAAGTATAAATTTGGGATGTAATCATTTCCAAGTTCTGCTGACCGCCAGCAAATGTACCTGTACTCATTGCCCCGATCAACGATGCACATATACCTAAATCCAAAGCGATTTGACTATTTAAATCAGACTCATTTTTCTGATCAAAGATATCAACACCAACATCCATTTTGTCTAATTTAGTTCCAGCAGCCACACTAAAGAAGCTCGTACCACTACGATTATTTTTATTAATGACGGCTTGTTTTATCTTGTCATGCTGATCCTGCTGCTGTTTGGCCGTGAGAGCACAAGAGCCCTTGTCCTTCCCTTCGGGAAATGTTTCATATATTATCTTATTATTTATTTCATCCAAAACGTTACGTTTTGTGTCAATAAAATAGTCTTTATAAAGGACATCTGATAAAGCAGCGATAATTAAACTTCTTCCCCATGCTTCGGCGTTTTTACATTTTATTTTTCGGCACATTGTCTTGTTATTGTCAAGAACCAGCCAATCTCCATTACTAGATACTTTTCTGGTATGATAACCATCTACTATTTCTTTAGGATATTTTCTTAATTTTCTAGTCAAGTCCTCGCCTGTATAATCCTCAAAATATCTTAAATTAAAAGCCAATACAAAACGATTGTTTTTTTTGCCAATAATCTTTGTATATTTCCATGGTAGGGTGATGATTGATGCATTTATACCTAATTCGTTAATTTCAATGATATTTTCCACTTCATAATCTGAAAGAAATTTTGTTTTATCGGTACTTCTCTCAGTGGTTTCAAAATAATAGAAAGCGATTCCATCTAACATTTCCGTAAAAAGTGCGTCTCGCAAAAACGATTTATCATCTATATTACTCAGTGTAGAATTCATTAATTCCTTTAGTGTTTTAGATCTTGGTTTATTGTCTTTAGAGACAACAATTCTATCTAATGTCATTAGAGCAACCATATAATCTATAGAATTGCTAACAATACCACTTTTGCCGTAGACAAACTCAGACAGGCGTATGGCAGTTTCGTGATTTGCTATAGGATTTCTTAAGACGGCATCAATTTCATCCTTTGAGAAATAGTCATATACTCCGCATTTAAAAATAGAATTAAACAATATTGTGTCAGTATAGCTGTTAAATTCATTTGTCTTTTCAATATCAGTAGGAGAGGGATATGAATCATTAGTCTCTACCACTGGATTTTTGCGAGGTCTACCACGCTTTTTCTTTATTTCTTCTGGCATTTCCATCTCCTTTCTTTAGTTGCAGATGCAGCAATAGTCATAATAACTACTATCTGACATCAAGTCTTTTTCCAAAATACTTATATAATAACTGCCATAAGCCAAACTTACATACCTATCCTTTGTATTCGAACCAGTCTCATATAAAGTAATAATTCCAGTTTGCTCGTTTCTGGTATATTCAAGTTCCATCATTTCGTTTATTAGAGCTTGTGTTTCAATATATGGTCTTTCATAAAAAGCCATTGTTGCGCCATCCAAAGCGTTAGCATATTCAGGAATATTTTTCTGTAAAATATCCTGAGCTTCATCTACATTTATTAGCAAATCACACATTTTTGTATCTAAAATACCTCTTAACGAAACCGCTATGTCGTTATTCAATTTCGCGCTGGCATTGATTGCATATAGATTTTCAATCGATCCAGATACATTTACTCTATTGGCAATGTCTTCATCATTTATACATTTCCATGCGGGATATTCACAATCTCTATCCTCATCATATAAAATTTTTGCCAATCTATCGTATACCATAAGACCGCCATTTCTAGTATCTAAAACTATATAGTCAGCATTAAAATCATAGTACAACTGTTTTATCCTAATGGCTTGCTTATCAACATCACAACCGGGACTTGTTTCTATGTAAGGAAGAACTCTGCGATATCCATTTTTAATTTCAACAATATTCCCATCAATAGCCGCAGACGAGTATTGAACACTTTCTGGTAATGCTCTTATACAAGTAAAACAAGAATTATCATTTTTATTTGCTCTTTCGATAAATGCCATATCACAGGCTAAAATTCTAACTTCTCCTTGTTGTTTCGGGATGTCATAGGGATTTTTCTTTTTATTTTTAACATCTTCATTAAGTCTAGGATAAAATGCTTTCTTATTATTTTGATTCTTGCTTAATAGGTCATATTTAAAATAAGCACTGGCACCTTCTCGAAGCATTTCATTTTCATATTCTTCACGCCAAGTAATAGGATCTGTTGTGAGTTTGGCCTCTGTTAAATTGGCAATAGACTTTATTTCATGCTTTAATGCTATAGAATAATCAGTTGCGAGCATTACAGATTTGTTATCCTTATATTTGCTTTTCACTGTATCTTTTAACAATTTTCCCATCCAATGGCTTGTAGGGGCAGCAGAACTTATGTATATGTTTACCGCTTCCTCCGAAAACTCTTTATTCTCTTTATATTTTATTCCATATTTTTCTGGCTCTTCATTTGTACGAAATTCGGCAGGCCTTGTCATTTGAAAAGGCTTAAGAACTTTGTCTACAACATGCTTACTTATTCGTTTGAATTCTTCGAAGATCAAAACGGTTGATCGATATCCTAATGCCCCCTCACCAGCAACAACCACAACGATAGAACTCCCATTGTGAAAAATTACCTCAATATCATTAGCGTTTGTTTTTATGGTCTTTATTTCACGCCTAAGATTTTCTGACTTTGGTATCAACTCTTTTTGTATTTTTTCTTTTACAATTAAAGATGCTTGTTTTTTTGATCCGGAAGCCACAACAACTTTTGTATTTGGGTAAAGAATACATTTAGCACAAGAAAATATTGCAATTACAAAAGATTTAGCAGAAGCTCGACCAGCAATTATAACAACACTGATAAAGGAGTTGAGAAGATATAGCCATATGATTTGATACCAATGTAGAGAAATTCCCAAATAATGTTCAACAAATACCGGAATATTTCTTCGATAGAAAGTAATCCAATCAACTATTCGTTCATAATTAAATTTGTTTGACAACCATGAACTGGATGGAAATTTTCTATAGACTTTTTTTTGATATTCGTCCATTATCAATCACCATCCTTCGATTCACTTTCATCATTTATCCAATATTCTTTTTCTTTTTCTTTTGTACCTAATACAAGATTTTTTAGCGGCCTGAACATGAATCTTTCAATATATTCTGCAATACCAAAGAAGTCATGGTATTTTTTCTTGTCTTGGTAATATTCTGCTGGAGAATATTTTTCAATAGCCATAATCCATTTTCCAAAAGAATCATTGGAGGTATCGGCATCATTATTCTTTAATTCGGCTGCTTCAAACATTGCTTTATATGAGTTTGATAGTGTCCCAATATCTTTTCCAGCCTGAATATTTACGCTCATCTGATATTCAAGAAGGCAAAGATTTTTCATCATTTTTTGTTTTTTTACATCCGGCTTTCCTTCACACAATTTCAGCAATTCATCATAGTAGCCTTGTAATGTAGAATAAACACTATGTTCATACCCAGCCCCCCAAAACTTAATTACTTTTGGGGTTAATTTGCATTCTGTTATTTCCTCTAGATCGTCTATACTATCAATAGTTTTATTTTGAGTTAGTAATCTTTCTTTTATGGTGTCTAAGTATGTATCGCCTGTAGCATTCTGTGGTAAATTTTTCTTTGCCAAGAAATGGCTTATACGACTTCTATCATCGCTAATCTGACTACAAGAATTTAAGCCACCATCATTTATGTACCAATCAAAAAGGGAACACATTCTATCAATTGCCAAGTCCTCATTACCATTAAAAAACGGGATAAGCTGATAGTAATATAAATCTCTACAGTTATTACAAATATTGATAAACCCATTATTTGCATTATATAAAGGGGATTTTGTTTTGCTAAAATGTCCTTTTTGAGTACTCCACTCATTCCCACAACAAGAACAACGGTATACTTTCTTTTCATTTGAAACTGGATTGATGGTTTTTATTTTCACTTTTTCATTTACAGGTTTTGCATTATTAAGCGCATCCTGAATACTTGCTGTTTTACTTATTCCCCCCAATAAAAACATCTCCTTTCATTTTAAATAATTAAAAGCACTAGAAGAGAATCGAACTCTCATGACCAGAGTGGAAGTCTGGGATTTTATCCATTAAATTACTAGTGCAATCATGTCGGACAAGAAAAATAAGTAAACAAAAGGACTGAGCACCATCAGTCCCTTTGCCATACCACTAATACAGTTCCTTCTAAAGCAAAAAAATATTTGAGCCCGTCCATTTATTTGAATTCCGCATGACGGTGAGCGGAAAAACATTTGAACCTGTCCACTTATTTGAGATCCGCATGCCAGTGAGCGGATAAACATTTGAATTTAACCAAAAGAGGAGAAGATTTTTCTCCTCCACCAACTATCTCTTTAGAAATTACAGTTAAACTCTTTCTCAAAAAAATCTGTATCAAATAAACCTAGTTCCTCAAAGAGATCTTCAGGATATGGCATCTCCTGCGCAACATCGTGATATGTAAATATTTTATTGTATCCTTTCGCGCCAACCGAATAATCAGTAGACTTCGCTATTTTTTCCTTTAAATAATCGGCATATCCGTTGTAAAGAGTACTTCTACCAGCGCATCGCGTCGTATATATGGTGTCGCCTCTGATAATATGTTTCAAAAACTCTTTTTGGTAGTCATACAATTGGATCTCGTTTTTGGTTTCTATATATTTAACCACATCGTTTAATTCTATCATTTAGATTCTTCTCCTTTGAAATACTAATTTTAAATATCTGTCAAACTACCTTGTTTTACTTCTTTGACGCCATCTTTGTCAAAATATTTTCCGAATTCGTCTTCTGCAGTGAGATCATTGTAGATCTTTAACATTTCCGAACTACTCCAACCAAAGAATTCTTGTATAACATGAGATGGAAGATTCATTCTATGCAAGCGTGTACATGTATAGTGCCTCATACAGTGAAAATAAAAATCATCACCAATAATATTTGTAAATTCTTTTGTCCAATGACCTATATCTTGACGGGCATTCCATTCATACTTGCCATCTGAAATTTTTCTTTTTGAAACAAACAGATATTCACTTTCAATTCCTTTTACTTTACGTTCTTCCAGCCATAGGTCTATATATGGTTTTGCTCCATATAAAATAAATTTATTTAAAGGCTTCCCAAGTTTTCCAAATCCTTTTGTCCGAATTTTATCAGTTTTCCACATTGCGTCATAAACAAAATGATCATCATCAAAATAAGATATTTTCATTTTAAGTAATTCCGATATTCTCATACCAGAATAGGCGGCGATAGCAACAGCACAAGTTCTTTCGTATTTTTTCTTCTCTATAAGAGTATTTAGCAGATGATCAACCATCTCATCGGGAATTATGGTCTTTTTTCTGACAACTTCCTTATTTGGGTTTTCTATTTTACGGATAATAGGCCGGAAATTTTCGAATTCTTCTTCATCGTCTAGCACATTTTCTATATAATTTGAGAGGGAGGATAGGCAAGATTTAACACGCCTTATTCTGTTAGGGCTCCATCCCCATGTATTAATAGCATGATTTTGGAATTTTGCAATTTCACGCTTGGTAAGTTTTGTGAAAAATTTATTACTATTGAATTCATAATTCCAAACCCAGAATATATTTAAATCTGATCGATACGCGACAATGGATTGAGGTGATCTATCTATTGACTGTAAATATTCTAGCCAATCATCTCCAAGTTGCTTGTTCTCATAATTAATAAGTTTTAACTTATCATTATTCGTAATATTGTTATATACGGTACTTCTTGCCATCTGTTCACCTCACTTTCCTATATATTTTTTGAGTTATTCTAGCTTTTCCAATAACCCTTCTATTGTGATCTCCTCACCGTGACACACTGTTGGTTTGCACTCAAGCATTTCAACCAGTAAATCTACTTCGTCTGCGGTTAGAGATATTGTTTTTTCAATCTTTTCGTAATTGTCTAAAATTTCCTTCACCTTCTCTACATAAAAATAGGAGAGCACTACTCCCCTTATGTGAACTTAATATTATAAGTACACTCGCGTCCGCACCCATCATTGAATATCATAAGAGATTGACCTGCCGTTGAATACAGCCGTTTTCCATTCGCATGGTCATCCGTTCCACACAATGATCTAACAAGGATGTTCTCAATACCAAAACTCTCAAATTCTTCTAAATGATGCTTGTCTGCGGATATGGCATAATCAATCGTTTCGCCATATAATTTTGTAAATAATGTATTTACATCAGTCCCAAGTTTCTTAATATTATCCAGATCTCCATGAACGCAACAGATATTTGAGCCAAGAATATTTAATTTTGTAAACTCCTTAAATTCTGACTCAATGATTGAAACCTTTGTGTTTTCTTTGAGCCTCCAATTTAGCCACCACGGAATCATTTTTTCCATATTGTCTGAATGGACGCTTTCTTTTTTATTCTGTATGGTTCTTAAATGATTGCCGTAACAAGAATAAACCTTCACTTTATTTACGCTGCTGGATATTTCATTTATCATTTGTGCCAAAATCTCTGATACATGCATGATTTGGTCGCATGTGTCTTCCTCTGATGCGACTCTGGCCGAAGTATGTATAGCCCCATGAGCCATATCCCCAAGTAGCACTAAATGTATGGTATTTACTTTATTTAGTAATACAAATTCCTTAACTTGGTTAGTGAGGTAAATGACGCGATCTTTACAGATGCTTGTATTAAATTGATTCCAGATATTATCAGTGGTCATGCCATAATGCCAATCAGCACAAAACAATGCAGCTTCCTTTTTTGATACGCATGAAATGTAGTTGCTGAAATTTAGGGGCATTTCATCATTAAGTTTTTTGGCTACCCCGATCATTTCTTCCATTAGATGCTCTGATCTCGCATCTAATATAAGTAACTTATTATATTCTCTGCGCTGGTCAGAAATTTGTCGTTTTATTTTATATAATTCGTCTTTTTGTTTCTGGATCTCTTGAAGATAATCATTGTCTTTTGGTTTTTGTATTTCTTTCAGAGGAATATCATCTTTTGAAAGTTCATATTCATCAGTTAAGGGCTTTTTTTTAAGTTCTCCATACTGCTTCCTATATTTTGATTCGGTATATTTCTCATTTTGCAAGACGTTCAGTATATAGGTTACATCGTCCCAAGAGCCAATAATATTCTTATCAGAACATACTCGATAAACCAGTTTCCCTTCTAATTTTTTTCTGCTTAAATCTAAATTTTCCGTTTTTAATTCATCATACCATTGTTTGTATTCAGAAATTTTATCCGCTAGATCTTCATCATATTGCAAACTTTTATATACAACTATTTTTCACACCCACCTTCTAAGTCATCTTCCTTTGTTTCTTTATCGGCTAAGAAGCCAATACGATTTGTATTTACAATCTTATCACTGCGAAGTTCTTGAATTTCCCGATTTCCCTTCTCTATCACCTTTGTTGGATGTAACTTTAGAACTTCGATATACGATGATACAACTGGCATTAGTTCTTCAATAATTGGGATAATTACAGCCCCACTGATCAAGCCAAAGATATATTTCTTCATTTTTTTTCTCCTTAGAACTTATCCGCAAGCTCTGCGATCCGGCTACGCCATACCTGCTGTAATTCGACATACCCGAATTCCGGCTCCCCTTTTAGTACATCAATCGCTCTCGCCATGCCGTTATTACAACCATCGAATAAATAAGAGTCTACCTGTGTTTTGAAATCGCCCTCCAAGACAATCTTGCAGTCTTTACTTGCTCTCGAAAGACACAGTTTTAGTAACTCAGTTGAGGTATTTTGGCATTCAGGGATATATAAAATCTCGTTATCACGTATTTCCATTCCGCGAATATCTGCCATAGATATGAGTTTGATTTTTTCTTGCTGCAATAACATATCGACGGCATATCTGTCCCCGAATTTTGTGGTCAGCATTGCCCCGATAGAGTTCTGCATTGCCTTTTCTGTTGCGCTGCCGCTATAATATCCCATATCAGAAGCGCCTTTTGCTTTTGTTGGATTAAACATTATGACGGCTCTGTCATATTTACCTGAGTCTATAAGATACATAATTGATGCTAATGATAATAGAGATTTCCCGCTACCGGCCTTGCCTGAAATAGCAGTAATGGTATTGGATAGTATAGAATCGATAGCGCATGCTTGATAAACATCCTTTGGTTTGATTTTGTCATCGAATAAGGATGATTTCAATGTCTTATTACATACCTTTTTGTAGCCATTATTTGTCCATCTTAGGGTGTCTACAATTTCTCCATTAGGTGTTTTAATTATTAAATATTGATTTGGCAATAAGCCATATAGATTATCTGCGATATGCGTATAAAAATCACTCATTTCATTGTTTGATAATATTAAAGATTTGAAGCCTCGGTAAACCTCTTGATTATTAATAAGGTTAATTTCTCCGCTACTACGAGTTGGTAGTTTGAAGACTTCACGTGATAAAAATCTAACATTTACATCGTCAGATACCAATAAAATCATGTTGGTGAATGCGTTGTAATAATAGGCAGACGCGAGAATTATGTTATCCGGACTCTCAGTAAGTCCAAATTCTTTTAGTATATAATCTATAATGGGTTTACTATAGGGTACAACAATATATTTTTCATGATTCTTATCCAAAAGCCGGGCTATATTTCTGGCCTTATATTTTACCTCGGCGTCCTTATTGGCAGCCGTTTTAATTTTTTCGATTTCTTCTAGCGTCTTTTGGGCAATTACAAATTCCTCTAAAAACGCATTTTCCTGTAAATTTAGTAAAGCATTGGTGTCTAGGAATAGCTTATATTCCAATCAACAAAACCACCTTCCTATTTTTTATTTTTTTGAGACCTGAGATACAGTTTTGACTATTTGACTTTTACGAAGCGAATCTAAGGCGGCTAAAGCACGATGATGTTCCACTAAATAATAGTGAGGATTCCGACTATGGCTTTTGGCAACAAATTGTGGAAATTTCTTCCTCAAAATAACAGACTCACTTTTTGTGATTTTTACTATTTAAAAAACCTTCTTTCTATTTTTAAATTTCCCTATGGGATAGTAGCGGGGGACAGGATTTGAACCTGCGACCTTTGGGTTATGATCCCAACGAGCTTCCGGACTGCTCCACCCCGCGTTATTGTTAAGCTGACGCGACAGGATTCGAACCTGTAACCCACGGCTTAGAAGGCCGTTGCTCTATCCGACTGAGCCACGCGCCATCAAAAAAGCCCACTATAGGCAGACCCATAAAGGCAGCGGATAGTGGGATTATTAATGTGAATAAAGAGAAAACTAGATATTTTTAATTAACAAGATCTAACAGCGTTTTACCAGTCTTGAAAGTTATTCTCTTTCTTTCTGATGTAATCATTTCTTCCCCGGTGCGAGGATTTCTTCCGGTATGGGGTTTATATGACCTTACTTTAAAAGTTCCAAATCCTCTTAGTGTAACATCGTTGCCAGTTGAAAATGCATCTTTTAACAGATCAATGACTATATCAAGTGATTCATCTGCTTTCTTTTTTGTAATGCCATTTTTTTCTGCAAGTTGAATTAATTCGTTACGATTCATATAAAAAATCCTTTCAGCATTTGTTTTGATCAATATTTTTGTTTTTTTTATGATTTTGAGTAAGGCGAATCGCCTTATAATTAGATATTTAATAAGGATACACTGCGCCAAACAGATATTAAATCGTGCCTGGCGCAGGTCAAGGAGAAGAGAAGAGTTGAATAAGAATAATGTGCTTTTCTTTCTTATCCTTTTTACGTAAAGGTCAAGGCTGTAATGAAATTACATAAAGTCAATGTTTCACGGAGTTTCTAAATCAAACATTTCTTGTAGACCTCATGCGGTGTTTTGTCTTTTCTCGATTGACAGCCCTTCTACAGTCGGCGCAATATTTTTGCCTGTTATTGGTTGGGGAAAATAAAATTCCACAATTCCCACATTTTGAGAACCCCCCATCCCTATAATTGATATATTGGTTAATTACATTTCTAAAATCATCAATAGAAAAAGCTACTTCCCCATCATACTTAATAAATGGTACTGACCACATTTGTTTCTTTTCAATATTCTCAATTCTTTGATCGCTTTTTGTGAGTTTTTTCACATCGGATTTTATATATTCATTCAAATATAAGTAATTCAACATCGATTGTTTTGAAAGTCCATTCATTTTTGACAGTCCGGCTTCTTTGAAAATATCTGCTTTTATGAGAGAGAACCACTCATAGTAAGGACTTTTCTTGCGATTACGCAATTCATTTACTTTATCCAACCATTTTTTATAAATCAACATAATAAAAACACATTTTTCGTAATCAGGGTTGTCTATATTCCTAATATTATCCAATTCAGTTTTGTAAACATCTATTTTAATATTTCTAATAGTTTTTGATGATTTGCACTGGCTAATTAGTTTATTAAAAACACTTTCTCTTTGTTTGCTCGACAAATACTTAATTTCATCATTGCATACTTCCAACAACTTCTCGCGGATGTCCTTTGATGAAAAATTGTTTTCGAGCATGTAAAATATTAAAGCCTTTAATTCCTTTAATTGCCACTTATTAGAATTTACGCGACATCGGTGATACAGGGTTTCACCATATTCATATTCGTCCCAAATTATCAATTTATAATCCTAACCTCCATTACTTCATATTTTTTTCCTAAGTAGTCTCTGCCCGTCTCTGATTCCTTGTATATAATGGAATTTTCTTTTGGAATGGCATCTAAGATATCGTCCCCTAAAATATCCCAGATAAAAGTATAATCAAAATTATCAACGGCTTCAGGCAGGCGAATCATATATTGAAATAATTCCATTGAATTAGTTGAGATATCTTGGCACTTCTTTCTGTACTCTTTAATAAGGTTATCCATCATTGCTTGGGTAAACTCAGCAAAATCAGTTTTTGTATATAGATCACCCAGCAGCTTTTTCACATATGAAAATTTACGCCTAGACTTATATTCCTTATAGTAAACAAGTAGTTCATTCATTTTATCTTCACTAATATCGTATTTTCCTTCGGCAAAATTTCTTAAAATAGAATCGGAAAAAGAATTGTCAAACGAAATATCATCTTGTAACTTTTCAAACATATGACATATTTTATTCATAACGCAGGGAGTGTCCAAAACGGGAGAAAAGTAGTTAGCTTTGTTCAAGAAATGCAATTCGTCACTGGTTTTACGTTTTTTATACTTCAAATCATTCAGGGGCATTTTAAATTTTGTTCTGCAATCTAAATTGAATTGCCTGACGTGGTTCTTATAGGAGTTGCTTAGTGCGTCATATAAATAGATCATAAAATAAGGCTTTTTGCAAATTACCAGAGAATTTCTCCTTTTCTTTTCCTCAATTATCTCAGGGGAATCGTTTATGAGATCAATTTTTACACGCTCAACCCATTCTTTAGGGAATTCGGGAGCTACACCAAGTTTGATTTTATCAATTTCAGCGCCTATAATTTCTCTTAACAACTTTAAGCGTGTTAATATTTCTTGGTGTTCCTCTGGCTTTTTAGACTTAGGGAAAAGTGGTAGCATTGCGTTTAGGCTTGTACTATTATTTGTAATTTGACCGACCAGCGTGTCAAACCCATCTAAGTCACACTTGATTATATTTTCATACGTAAAATCTCTACTTGGAGCTTTTTCTTTGTCATAGGTGATTGGATTATTTTTGCGATAAGCGCCGTTAATCAGTTCTTTGTTATCGGTCGTGAAGACAATATCCCCGTCGAACCTTTATACCCTCGGTTTCCCGATATTTATTAGGGGAGTAGACTATCTCTTTACCCTCGTTTTACGTTAGGACGGTGGTTAGCGAGTCCACCGTGAATAAACTATATTTATTCGTATTCGGAACTTCCACGTAGGATTTTCACCTAACGTGTACGGACTTCATTGGCATATCATTGATTTAGCCTGTATGTCCTAGTCGTTACACCTTCATAGGTATTTCTACCTAAGCTTGGCACGGTATTTTCTTGAGCAATTTAATAAACAAAATAATGATCATAGCGCAGTTTATTCTTGCGCTTAGCAGCCCAGATTCCTTGATAAATAATATCTGGATTTTTGCTTCTTGTTAAATTGTTTTCTATTAAATATTCAGCGCAGTCTTTAATGCAATCGAATTTAATTTCATTTTTCATTTTTTCATCATACATGGATATTTTTTGTGCCCTGCCGTTTTTAGACTTGGGTCTAGATTGTTTTTCTTTTGATAGGACTTTATCAGTTGAATATCTTTGATGCAGAATGTGATTGCCAAAATTAGGATTACTTTCTCCATGCTTTCGGTTTAACTGCTTAAGTTTCCATCCATTATATGTTTCAGGACACATTCTGTCTTTGGGAGAGATTCCATACTGGGAATTATTTTCCCCTTTGTGTCTGCCATCGGAATTTATTTTACTAATAAGAGCCTTTACATCATCAGTATGTGTTTTACCATACATCCCATTGTTTTCTGCAAAAGCGCAACCTCCGTTCCTACCCCCATTATCCATATTACAACAGCATTGATCTGTTTCTTTGTAGCTAATTATAATCTGGTTTTCTAACAAGAGTGCATCTTCCTCGGTTAAGTCATCTTTAATAATTCTGGCAGCACATTCATATTTATTTATGTATCTAATGAAAAATTTATTTCTTTTCGATTTTTGCGTCTGATTTATTCTATTTCCTTTGCCTTTTCCAACATAAAACACATACCCAGTTTTAATGTTGTACCATTCATAAACATAATATTTGTTGACCTAAATACACCTCCACAAATAATGTTTATTAAATCGCTTTTAGAATTTCACCGTTAGCGGCTGATAAATGCCACACCCTGCAATTACAGGTTCACCGAATTTTTCCCAAATTATTTCTAATATGGGGTGACTACTATGTTAATCACTATCGCTATGCCGGATTGTACTTGTGTCATAGATTGAGTAGACAATTCCACTATATAAGTATTGATACCAATAATCCATTTCAGTATTTTTCGCCAATTTTAAAATATTATGTTCATGCCGGTCTACCATAGGGCTACGGCATGCGTCAATTTCAGCAGGGTCATGATTATTCCAATATTTACTATATATATGATCTGCAGGGATCAGTCCAGTAGGATCTAATCCAACGGCGTTCCTTAATAACGGTATTGGATCAGACAACATGAATTGGTAATTGCCATGGCAAAATATCCTACCCAACTTAGCTTGTCTAAAGCTTTCTTTGATGCTGTCATATATTTTTCGTCTTACATATCCGTCTTTTAGCATATGACTGTTTTGGACAATAGCTTTTGTATGAATGCTGCCACATGAATTCTGTATGGACTCAAAATCGCAATCATCCTTTCTTGATCCAATAGCATACATTATTGTATAGAACTTATCACCTGAGCAAATTTTTTCAAACCAATCAGCCGACATATTGGTTAAATTTTTAATTGCATTGTCATTTAGGTTATTGTTCTGGATGTATTGATAATTTAACAGGGAATAGTCGTTATCTTGCTTTTTGTTATATCTTGCTATGCCCCATTGCAAATCGTACTCATCATGATAACTTTGGTATTCATTTACGCTGTTATAAAATGAATGCATCTTGAACATGCTTTCTGTTAGCAAGACATCAATGTCATCAATTTTAAAGCATTCTCCATAAATGCTATTGATTTTTTCAGTACCACAAACATTTTTCAGATAAGTCTTGAAGTCAAATGTTAGAAGACATCCTTTTACAAACGGAGTGCGTACCACAAACTGGCAACACGTATAATCTAATCCCATGTCAGCAGAAAACCATTCTGCACATTCTGGGGATATTAGTCCCTCTCCATCACATGAATTTAGTTTGAGATTCATTACCCTTGTTTCAACGTGTTTTGATCCATCCGGATCTTTCATAATAAAATCTATGTTTTGGTTTGGCAGCAATGTTTCAAGGTCGGGGATTACGCAAATTCTTGGTTTTCTCACCCATAGAACGGAAGAAGAGGAGAGCGCGAAGTAAGCAGAAAATTTTGCCAGAGAGATGGCTTCGATTCTTCCGTATAACCCACACATCAAGTGCTCCAGCAGGTACTCATACAATTGTTCATTCACGAAAGTAACGGTATTTCTACGCATCTGGCCGGAG